GAACGCCCAGAGGCACGCCGAAAACGCAGCCGCGGCCACAGCGTCCGCGTCAGGTCAGACCAAGACCGCGAGCCCTGCGAAATGAAAAATGGCGGCCCATGGGGATGAGGCCGCCAGTCTTCTGCGTAACAAGCACTCCACATCCCTCCGCCCTAATCCGAGCGGAGACGATCACGAGGTTAGCACCGGATTGCATTTGATGCAATAGTGAGGAAATCATGAGCGCGCAGACGCTGGAAGAGGCTCTTGAGACCATGAACGCCATCGCCAAGCGGGCGGGGAACGCCCTTGGCGTCGTGATCGGCGTCGGCGAAGATCCTGATAGCGACGATCAGCTCGTCTTCGTCGACTCAAACGGCGATCCGATCCATGACGACGACAAGCTGCTTGTCGCCTTGACCAAGGCGGAGATGGACGATCCGAATTTCGAGCTTCTCTCGGAGCTGTCCACGCGGGTGCAGAAAGCCGCTTTCGCGGCGCGCTGGTATGGCTTGTGAGCGAGCACCAACTCAAGGCGCAGGCGCGCGTCAGGAGCCCATTTGAGGCGCGGCCGGTTCTCGACGAGGCCGCCCGCCGCATCGGCGGCTTGCTGGGTGTTGAGCTGGCGGTCGCTCTGACGCCAGACGGCCTCTTTTTCATCAATCAACTAGGCGAGATCGTTAAGGACGGCCAGATTCATATCATCGCGTGCAACGAAGAGGACATCGCCTCTGGGGAATTCATGCCGCGGTTTCTTGCCCGGCTTTTCTGGGCGGCGCTGAGCGAGATGTTCACTCAGCATGCGATCCGAAAGGCGGCAGGCGGAGTGCAGTGAGCGGCTACGGCTGGCCCAAGGCTTGGGACTTCAGGAAACAGACGCCTGAAAACCGCCTCTACGCCCTCTTGTGCTTCACCTACAGTTGGTGCAAACTCGACATGAGCCGCGGCATCGACGGGAACGCCGTGCATGTCACATTGAGGGATGACGCCAGTGCCAGAAATCTGGGAGCGCGCGGTCCAGCATATAAAGAAAGAGTCTCCCGGCGTGAATCCGTACGCCGCGGCGACGGCCGGTCTTCAGCGCGCGGGAGAAATGAAGCCGGGAACCCGTGAACTGACCGCCAAAGGCAAGAAGAGACAGGCCAAGGGGCCGAAATGGCGTCACGCGCACCCTCTGGCGTGCGGCGGGGCGGCGAAAGCGCCCAATCTCGGGCGACAGGGGAGGAGAAATTGAGCGAGTTTAAGCCATACCGGAGGAAACAGATCGCCCAGATCAGGGAATACGAGCCGAGTGAGGCGTGGAACGACCGGATCAGCGTTTCCGCGGCCGACAAAGATGCGGGCTCGCCGAAGAAGGGCGACATGATCGCGCGGAATCCCGACAATCCCGACGATCAGTGGCTGATCGCGGCCGACTATTTCGCCAAGAACTTTGAGCCGTTGGAGGGGAGCGACAAATGAGCGTGATGACAGCGATTCTGGCTCTCGCGACGGCGATGGCGGCCAAACTCAAGGGTTCGGAGGAGACAGAGTTCGAGCTGCGGAAGGAAATCGAGGAGCTGAAGGCCGAAAGAGAGCGGATCGTCGACGGTTGGCGCGGTTTAGCCGCTCATCACGAGCGCCAAGCCGCGATCTGGCGGGATCGGGCGCTGCTGCGCTATCTGAACTGGCCGGAAGGCGCGGTCGGAGCGCCTCGGTATGTGGACGACCGACAGATGCTGGCGCAGCAACAGATGCTGGCCACCGGCTGGCGCGACTGCACTTGCGTGCCGGGGCGGGCGATGGCGCTGCGGCCGGAATGGTTGTTAGGAGCAGGAGCAGTAAGCGAGGGGTAGCGCAGGCCAGCTTGACGAAACGCCTCCGGTCTGCGCGGAATCCGCCGCCGCGCACGCCCCTTTGGAGGTGCGTCCATGCCGAAGCACAAGGAAAAGGCCAAACCCTCCAAAAAGGCGTCGCCGAAGAAGGCCACCGCGAAACCTTCTAAGTTTGTCCCTCCGACAAGGAAGAAAGCCATGGCCCCGTCCCGCTACGGTTATGAAGAAGAGGAAAAGCCCGCGAAGCCCGCCGCCAAAGAAGACAAGAAGGCCGCCGACGAGCCCAAAAAGGCCGACGACAAGCCCGAGGAGGTCGCCCTCGACAAGGCGCAGGCCCTCAACCTCTTCATCAACGGCGTCCATCTGAAAAAGAAGGGCGACGAGCCTGACAAATGGTTCGCGGTCCTCACCCACATGGGCAAGAGGGTCTTGATCCGGCCGCTGAGCGCGGAAGATCAGGAAAAGCTTCTTTCGGAAGATTTAGTTTTGGCGGAATGAGCGCGGAACCGGGTTGAAGGTATGCAGGCGCGCTTTCGCCTCTAAGTAGGCGGCGTGCGCCTCTTCAGCCGTATCGAACAGCCCCAGATAATAGTGCTGATTTTGATGCGTGATTTGGGCCATATAGCGTCGTCGCGGACGGTGATAGGTCACGCCTGCGAGGCCTGTCGTGTTTGTGGCGTATGTTTTAAGATTCTGCTTGTTTTGAAGGCGCGTGGCCTTTCGCAGATTTGTGATACGGTTGTCAGATCGATTGCCGTTGACATGATCGATCTCATCAGGCGCTTCACCGTGAGCAATCAACCAAGCCAATCGATGGGCGAGATAGCTGATGCCGTCGAAACTAATCTCCACATATCCATTGCGGGTCAAGGAACCAGCCGGTTTCCCGGCATAGCGTCCGCTCCATTGAGGAGATTGAAAGCGCCGTCGCCAAATCAAATCCCCGGTCAGCGGGTCAAAGTCGAGAACAGCCTTAACGATCTCGACAGGCGGCGGTGGCTTGCAGATAATCGGCACGGGTCGCTCCTGCTTCTGACAGGCGCTGATCAAGGGGCGGCCAGCGGTTGCACGCTGGTCGGCCCCGCCATCATGGCAGAAGGCGCATGGCTGGTCTAGGCGGCCTCGGCTCGATTCGCCTTCCCGGCGACGCTGTCAGCGGCGGCCCTGTCCCTGAAGATATTGAAGATCTTTACCCAACAATCGATATCGATCTCGACGAGGATGATCCTGTTGATCATGATAGGGCTACGAAAATTGAAAATGCCGATGGTAGCGTGGTGGTGTATATAGGGCCACCAAGAATACCAAAGGAGGAAACGGACTTTGATGATAATTTAGCCGAGGTGATACCTGAAAGTACGTTAAATGGAATTGCGGATGACCTGCTTAGGCTAATAGATAGTGACAATCAATCGAGGAGGGAGTGGCTCGAAACCCGCGCCCGCGGCATGGAGATGCTGGGGTTTCGGATCGAGGCGATGCGGTCGAACGGCTCTGACGGCTCGGCGCCACTGGAGGGGCAATCGCAGATCCGCGCGACGCTTCTCGCCGAGGCTGTCGTACGATTTGGGGCCAACGCCTTCGCCGAACTCGTCCCCGTCGACGGCCCAGCCAAGGTCACGGAAGACACGAGCGGCGCCTCGCCCGCCCTCGACGACCTCGCCGACGCGCTGGAAAGAGACCTCAACCATTACCTGACGGTGGTCGACAAGCCGTGGGTTCCCGACACCGACGCGATGCTGCCAAGGGTGGGGTTAGACGGGTCCGTGTTCAAAAAAGTGAGCCACGACCCGATTCTCCGGCGGCCGGTTTCGCGCGCGGTCTACGGCGATGATTTGATCGTCAATAATTCGGCGACGAGCCTCTACGACGCCGGGCGCATCACTCACCGGGTGTTCATGCGGAAGTCGATGATCCGCAGGATGCAGATCGTGGGAGCGTACCGGGATATTGATATCACTGATCCCGGCTATCAGGAGAAATTCGCCCCCGAGATGCAAGTCGAGCAGATCTCGGGCGTCCGCAAGAACGAGAACAACTGGGATCAGGACGACCGCGACCATGAGATTTTCGAGACCTACTGTGAGCTGGACCTCCCCGGTTTTGAGCACGAGACCGATGGCGAGCCTGATGGTCTGGCGGTTCCCTACAAGGTCGCCATCCACAAGGAATCACGACAGATCCTCGACCTCCGCCGCAACTGGAACGACGGCGACGAGCTTTGTTTGCCAAAAACTTTTTTTGTACAGTATTGCTTCATCAGAGGATTTGGGTTCTACGGTATTGGCCTCTCCCATCTCTTGGGCAATATGACTAACGGCATCACCGCGGCCTATAGGGAGATGGTCGATGCAGGCATGTACGCGAATTTCCCCGGCGCGCTACTTGCCAAAGGCGCGGCTCGACAGAATAACAACATTCTTAGAGTACCGCCCGGGGGCTCGGCCGAAATTGAGACGGGCGGTATGCCCATTCAGCAAGTGGCGATGCCGCTTCCGTACAAGAGCCCTGACGCCGTGTGGGTCCAGTTCGTCCAGCAGCTTAACGCGGAAGGCAAGAGCTTGGGCGGCACCGCCGAGATCATGGTCGGCGAGGGGCGGCAGGATGCGCCAGTGGGGACGACGCTCGCCTTAATCGAACAGGCGATCAAGCCATTGCTCGCGACGCACAAAAGATTGTGCGCCGCACAGGGCGACGAGCTTCAGCTTCTCTGCGAGCGCTTCCGCGAAGACCCGGAGAGCTTCTGGCGGGGCAACAAGCGGCCAGCGACGACTTGGGACGAGCAACTCTTCATTCAGGCCTTGAACGCCAACGAGATCGTCGCGCGCGCCGATCCCAACACCGCGTCTCATCTCCAGAGAATGTTACGAAATGCGGCCCTGTATCAGATGGCGAAGGACGACCCGACTTCGTTTAATGTCACCACGATCAGGCGCATATGTATAAGAGGAATCGGCTTCGCCAATCCCGATCAATTTTTAAGTCAAAACCCCACACCTCCTCCTCCAGATCCTAAAGCTCAAGCAGCAATGATCGGCGCGCAAGCTGATATGCTTGATGCCCAAACAAAAGCTGGGCAGTTGCAATTGGATGCGCGTAATGCGCCTATGGAAGCGCAGCGCTCGCAAATGGATAGTCAAGCAAAAATCGCCACTGCGAAAATGAATCTTCAGAAACAACAACTGGCAACACATACAGCCTCCTTGCAAGCTCGCAATGAGGCGCAGAAACCAGCGCTTGAAGAAAGACAACGACAATTTGATGCCGGGCAGAATCAGGCTGACCGCCAACTGGATTTGGTCAAGCAGGCTAGGGATCACCAGCATGAGTTACAGCTTGAAACTGGCGGGTGGGTCCACGAGCAAAATCTGGCCGAGCGAGAGCGCCAAGGTGAGATGCAACGCGAGGCGATGGGCCATTTACACGAGCGCCAGATAGGTCAAATGGACACTCAGAGGGAGGCTATGGGCCTTCAACACGAGGCTGCTCAAGGCGCTATGGATCGACAGCACGAGGCCGACCAAGGTGCGCGCCAGCAGCAGTTTGACGCCGCTATGGGCGAGCGCGATCGAATACATGAGTCACAGGAAGGTGAGCGCACCCGCGCCCATGATGAGCGAACTGCGGCGGCTGATAGAGAGGGGCGGATGCGAGAGACTCGCGCTAAAGTCCGTGACACGTCACGCCCGACGGGAACGACTCATGAACATCGAACCGGCCGCGCGCACGGCGGGATTGTCAACGATGAAATGCAGACGCCCTATGGAACAGCGCGGAGAGCGCCAGACGGCGAATTTTATGTGAGGCACCCGAGAACCGGGTCTTACTTCCGCATCAGAAAGCGGGCATCATGAACGAGCCGTAGCGGCGCTACGAACGCCGCTTTGGCTCTAACCATGTCGCGATGGAGCGCGTCGATGGCTGCTGACAACCATATACCAATCTCCTTTTTGCATGAATGCTTTATCGTCGAGGGCGGACTCGTTAGATGGTGCGAGCGCCCGCTTGATCATTTTCCGACAGAGCAAGTGTGGAAGTGGTGGAACCGGCGATTCCAAGGAAGAGAAGCTGGGGCAGTTACCAAGAAAGGATACCGAAGACTTGATCTAAAATATAACGGCGTTCAGTATCAAAGTTTCGTGCATAGAATCGTGTGGGCAATGGCTAGCGAGCATTGGCCAATAGAAATTGACCATTACGATGGTAATAAGACAAACAATAGTGTCAGCAATTTGGTTGAAGTCACCCGCTCAGAAAACGCTCAAAATACTGCCGCACGCGGCTATAGTCGATATAAGGGCAAATGGATAGTTCATATATGCATTGGCTATAAGGACAAGTATCTGGGGCTTTATGATACAGAAGAGGCTGCTCGCGCTGCTTACCTCGACGCGAAAAAGCGTTATCATCAGTATCGACCCATACCGCGCGAGGGCTGACGATGCCGACCCAAGATCTGGGTTCCGTGGATGATTTTGAGGTTTCCCCCGTGGAAGGGAACCCTTTTGCTGGCGGGCAAGACGATTTCGACGTCGAGCCCGTCGACCACGATCCTTTCGCTGGCGAAAACCCGGCGCCATCTCCACTGACCAGCGCCGATATTAAGCGGATGGGAGGTTTCGGGACCATCCGCGCGCCCGACGAGCAGCCTCTCGGCGCAGCCCTCCAGCACGAGACGGTCGAGCCCGCTCTGGAGGGGCTCGGCATGTCGCGAACGGCGGCCCAGAACATCGGGCAGGGGTTCGGCGACCTGACGCGCTGGGGCGCCCTGCCGGTCGTCAGCCAAGCTGCGGCCTACGACGAGGCCAAGCGGGCCTACGGGGCGGGAAACTATCCGGCAGCCGCTCTGGGAGCCGTCGCAGCCCTGCCGATGCCGGGCGGCGCGGTCGAGGGAGCCATCGCCCACGACTTTCCGACGCTCTTAGCGCGCCACGGCATGCACGAGGCGACCCCGATTATCGATGCGACGGGTCGTTTTATTCACGGCGGGGGCGATATTACCCAGATCGGCGGCGCGATGGCGCGGATGAACGCCGACGGCACGCTGACGCCGGGGATTCTCGCCTACCACGGCTCGCCGCACGCCTTTGAGGGCCCGTGGGACATATCGAAGGTCGGGACAGGGGAAGGCAACATCAGCTTCGGCCACGGCCTCTATTTCGCCGAGAGCCCGGGAGTGGCGAGCGGTTATCGGCCGGAGCCGGAGCTTCAAACGCTTCACGATCCGCAAGGCCAGCGGATCACCTTCGGAACAGATGATCCCGAGCGAATGGCGTTAATGCACCTCCGTGAAAAAGGATCGTTCGATGCCGCGAGGGCGGCTCTCGCCAAGGATCAGGCTTATTTTGCGGGCCAAGACCCAGCCGATGTGTTCGGCGACGCCTTAAGGAATCTCGATCAGTGGCAACGGGGTGGCTACACGCTGAAACGTCCCGGCGCTTCCTATCAGGTGGCGCTGAACGAAAACCCCGAGCATTTCCTCGACTGGGACGCGCCGCTTCACCGGCAGCATCCTGTGGTGCGGCAGGCGCTAAAGGACGTTGGCCTCCCCTCTATAGTGACGCAAGGCGGTCAGCTTCCGACCGGGCAAATGGCGTATATGCGGCTCGCCCGGGAGCAAGAGCCAGTCGGGTTCGCCGGAATGCTCCCGAATCAAGATGAACAAGGCTTTTACGGGGCTTCGCAAGCTCTTCTCGATGCGGGCCTCCCCGGGGTTAAATATCTCGACCAGCATTCGCGGCTCGGCTCCGGCGCGCAGCAGCTTCTCAACCTTCATGGAGGCGATAAGGCGGCGGCGATCGAGCACGCACAGGACATGGCGGCGCAACACGGCGGTCCTATGGGACGGGCGCTGGAGAAGACCATTGCCGATCTCCAGAAGCCACAGAGCCGCAACTACGTCATGTTCGACGACAAGAACATCGACACCCTCAAGAGATTCGGCTTCTTCTCCGGCGCCGTCAGCCTGCCCGCGGCGATCGAGGCGGCGCGACAGGCGGGAGAGAATCCGACCGTCTATTCCGATCGCGATTTCCGCTGGACCGGCGGCCGGGTCGGATTTCAGTTTGGCGGCGACGCCCAGTCTGGCATGTACGACGAGCCCCAACCACAGGGGTTCACCGGCCATGTCTTCGCCACGCCGGAGCCGGGCCAGCCGATGAGCGAGCGCTATGTGGCCGCCCATGCTCCCAGCCTGACCCAAGGCGAGGTCGAGCCCGGCCGCTGGCTGGGAGAGGATGTTTATAATGTGGCGCGATCCTTCGGCGCCGAGCCGGAGCACGCGCAGGGGCTCGGGAACCTCGTTCAGTATGGCTACGGCTGGACCCCGGGAGGCTCGGCGGAGGGCGCTTATCATTCGGCCCGCACGGGCGACTTCCCCGGCACTGTCGGCAATCTGGCGGGCGTCTTCCCCGTCTTTCCCGGCGCGCGCGGCGCTGAAGAAGCCGGAACCGCGATCAAGGACATCGGCGGCACCCTCCGCATGGTGGACCCGCGCTTCAGCGAAGGCCGGATCTCGACCACGCTTCCCGACGACAAATGGCTCACAGATCCGGTCGAAGGCGGAAAGCCGGTCTCGCGCGCCCACAGCGGCAACGAGTGGCAGATCAGCCATGACCTCGCCCAGTGGAACCCCGACACCTATGTCGCCAACGCCAAGCACATCTTGAGCCTCGACGGCCTGCCGCCGCTCCTGCGCCAGTTCACCAACGAGGACGCCGAGCGCATCCCCGACGTGATCCACGAGGCCTACATCGAGCACATGAAGAACAACCTCATCGATCTCCACAACGCGATCGACAAGGATACGCGCGAGGGCTCCAAGCGCTGGTACGTCGGCGCCAACGATATGACTCGCGACTGGGCCAACGAATTCCGCGATGCGGGCTGGAACAATCTCACCCATGAAAACGTCGCGGGCGTCGTCGCCGCCCAGTCGCCCCAGCGGGACTGGGACATGAACGTCGCCAACGCGCGCCGCATCCTCGACGTCATGCACAACGAAGGCGACAAGACGCTGAGCCAAGACCAGTTCGACTGGCTTGAGAACTACGCCAGAGGGAACGAGGAAGCCTTTGCGAAGAAAGTCGCCAAGGCTCAGCGCGAAGGGAAACCGGCTCCCGTGCAGCTTGTGTCGGGTGACGGTATCCGCCGGATCACGGAGGGCATGCGCGGCAAAACGCTCAATGAGATGGAGCCCGACGAGGCGGCCTATTTCATCCGCTCCTTCGATCAGGCGCACGGCCCCCACAACATGCCGATCGACGACCTGACCAAGGAAGCGAGGCCGCGGGGCTTCTACGTCATGGACCCGACTGGCAAGTCGACGGGCAAGCTCCTTCGCGCCACCGATGGCTCGCCGAAGACCCTGACGTGGGGCTCGATGGACGAGATCGCCAATTCCGTGCGCGCCGCGCGCGCCGACAACATGGTCGATGTCTCCAAGGCGATGGGGGAAGGCCACAAGGTCCGCAACTTCTACAACAACATCATCGCGCCCTTCTCCAAGGCTGGCGACACCACCATCGACACCCATGCGACGGGCGCGAACATGCTGATGCCGGTCGGCGGCACGTCGCAGATCGCCAAGCTCGGCATGGGCATGACCGGGTCGTACGACAGCGGGACCGGCTCGGCCGGGCTCTACGCCGCCAACAAGGAGGCCTATCTGAGAGCCGCGAACGAGCTGGGAATCTTGCCGCGCGAACTGCAATCGATTACATGGGAAGGCGTGCGAGGACTGTTCACGCCGGAGGAGAAACGAATGCCTTCGGTGGTGAACCGGAATCGGCTGGTCTGGCGGGCTTACTCCAACGGTTATATCAGCCGTCAGGACGCGCTCGACGCGATCCTTCGGCATGATCACGAGGGCAATCCCGTCAAGACCAACATCCGGCCGCCGAGGTGGAAGACCGGCGATTATCGCGAGGCGGATGAACCAGCAGGAGTCGAAGGTGAAGAATAACGACGAAGTGCTCGATCCCAACAGCCCCGAAGTGCAGCGGGCTGCGGTCTACTCGCCGATCTTGGACGGCATGATCCGAAGGGGAACGCCGATCACGCGCGCGGCGTGGCTAGAGCTTGCCTATGGCCCCGACCGGCCGGGCGATGACGAGTGGAACGCCGAGCACGAAGCGGGCGTCCCGCGGCCCCTGCGGCGCGACGTCGCTTAAGCCTCTTTTCACGCAAGGCAAACGGCGCTAAGAAGTCGCTTGTGAAGGCTGGCTCTAAGCAGGTTGGAGCCGCCAATGGGCAAAAACAGTAATAAAGAATTCACAACTTCGAAACTTCAGAAGTTGGAGAGTTCGGCGGCGCATATGCCCGCGAATATCGACCGCAATGACGCGGCGCGCGCCGATGACTATGGCATGGCCGCCACTAGAGGCAGTCCCAGCGATTCTGCGTCCTTCAACGGCGATTCGAAGAAGCCCTCGCTAGGGCGGCCCGGGCGGGCGGCTGGCGGGCGGATCGCCCGCGCCAATGGCGGCAAGGCTGACACGAAGCTCAAGACGCGCGACATCAATCAGGTCGGGCAGGCTGGCGCGATCCGCGTCGGCGAGCTGCCCCTCGTGCGCGCTAGCGGCGGCCGAACGAATCTCGCGAAAGGCGGCCGGGCCAAGGGCAAAACCGTGGTCAACGTCATCGTCGCTGGCGACCGGCATCAGCAGCCGCCCGCTCCGCCCATGCCTCCTCCGATGCCCCCGCCGCCGCCCATGGCGGCCCCGGGCCCTGTCGGCCCGCCAAGGCCTCCGATGCCTCCTCCCGGCGCCGCGGGCCCGATCGGGATGGCGCCTCCTCCCGGGGCGCCGATGGGGCCTGCTGGGGCGCCGCACCCGGGCCTCCCGCCCGGCATGCCGATGCGCGCCAGCGGCGGCCGGATCAAAGAAACCTACGGCTCGGGCTCGGGTCTCGGCCGTCAGCAAAAGACCCGACGGGAAAACCAAGGGAAGTTAGAATTGCCAGCATGAGAGATTTAACTGGGCAACGGTTTGGGCGTCTTCTCGTCCTTGGATTCAGTGGTCGTGTGAAAACGGCCCCAATGTGGGATTGTCTCTGCGACTGTGGAGAACGAAAACAGATTTATCGTGGCAGTCTGACGCGCGGTCTCAGTCAATCATGTGGATGTCGTAGGACCGAACCAGTCGCGTTGAGGCATGGAGATGCTCGCCGACGCCGAGAAACAGCAGAATACCGGATTTGGAAAGCAATGCGGCAGCGTTGTGAGAACCCGAAAAATAAGGATTTCGCCAATTATGGGGAGCGTGGGATTAGAGTTTGCGAGCGCTGGTCAACCTATGAAAACTTCCTTGCTGATATGGGATTCAAACCATCGAAGCATGGATTGGATCGCAGGGATAACGACGGGAATTATGAACCAAACAACTGTCGCTGGGCGACTTTAAGCGAACAGGCCAGCAACCAACGTCGAATCACCAAGATCGATGTCGGCGGTGAGAAAATTACGATGGCGGAAGCCAGTCGCCGGTTTGGTGTGCTCCGAGAGACGATCAGTTATCGACTACGCCACGGGTGGACCGTGCAGCAAGCTTTAGGCATTGCCTGATGGACGCCTTTTCCAGCTTTCTCGGTCGGGAGCTGACCAAGCGCATCGAGGAGCAGATCGCCGAGTACACGAAGCCCCTCATGGAGGGGACGCTCACCGGATATCCCGAATATCAGGGCCGAGTCGGCTACCTCAAGGGCCTCAGAGACGCCCTCAAGTTTCTCGATGAGATCCGGCTTGAGGACGAAGAGAACCCGCTAAGAAGGAGAATGGCGTGAACGATATCGGCTGGGCGCTGAAGGAGATGCAGAAGGGCGGGCGCGTTGCGCGCCATGGCTGGAACGGCAGGGGCATGTATCTCTTTCTCGTTCCCGGCTCCCGCTTCGTCGTCATGAGCGAAAAGCCGATGGGCCGCGCCTGTCCCGAACTCGTGGGCCAAGAGGTCGACTACCACGCACACGTCGACATGAAGACGGCGCAGGGCGACGTTGTCCCGTGGCTCTGCTCACAGACTGACTTGCTTGCCGCCGACTGGGAGCTGGCCTGATGGCCCTCTTCAACGAGCAGGGACTGGCGATCTACAACGAGCGCCCCGCAGGCGAAGTCATCCGTTATCGTACGATCCACCTTGAAGACCCGAAAGCGGCGATCTGGAACGCCGTCGGCAAAGACCTCGACGATGTCGAGCCGATGAACCAGCAGATCCTCGTGGCGATCTACATTCAGCCCGCGACCAAGACCATGGGCGGCCTCGAGATCCCGCAGGAGGCGGTCGACGAGGACAGGTTTCAGGGCAAGGTCGGCATGGTCTTAAAGAAGGGCCCGCGCGCCTTCGTCGACGCCGACGGGGTCAGGTTCTACGGCCAGAACGTCGAGCCGGGCGACTGGGTCGCCTTCCGGCCTTCGGACAGTATGAAAGTCACAGTCGGCGCCCGCGAGTGCCGCCTTCTGCCTGACGTGTTCATCAAGATGAAGCTCGCGCAGCCCGACGCGGTTTGGTAACCATGGCCAGAGTTTCGAGCGATCCCGACGTCCGCGACGATGAACAATTAAGCCCGTTCGCGGGTCTGGCGGATGACGATCAGGCGGTCGAGGAGCGCCTGCCAGCCAAGACGGTGGTGATCGGCGGCGAACCGATCCGAAAAGGCGATCGGAAGCCTGAGAAAGAAGAACTCGACACGCCGATGCGGGCTTCGCCCGAGCCCGAGCCGCAGCGTGACGACGAAGGGGTGACGGAACTCAAGCGCCAGCTTTTCAACCAGCAGCAGATGACGGCGCGGGCGACGCAAGTCGCGCAGGCTGAGTTCAACGCCCGGGTCAACGCCGAGCGCGGCATGGCGGCGGCCAACACTGCGACCGTAGACGCGGCGATCGGCGAAGCGACGCGGATGTCCGAACAGGCGGCGATGGCGTTTCAGGCCGCGCTCGATCGCGGCGATCATGCTGGCGCGACGCGGGCCCAGATCGCGCTTTCCGACACGCGCGCCAATCTCCTGCGGCTCCATGAGCAGAAGGCGATGCTGGAGGAAGCCCCGCCCCAGCGCCAGCAGCCCCAGCCGCAGCGGCAACAGACCTTTCAGCCGACGTCGGAAGACAACGTCCGTAACCTCTCCGGCCATCTCGACCGCACCGGCTATCCGAAGTCAGCGGCGTGGATCAGGGCGCATCCCGAGGCGGTGCGCGATCGGCAGGGGATCGACGACGTCGATTCGGCCCACAAGCTCGCCGTCAACAAATTCAAGCTCATCCCCGAGACGCAGGCCTATTTCGACAAGATCGAGGAGCTTCTGGAAATGGGCGAGCCTCCGGTGAGAGAGGCGCCGCGCCGCGAGCCGCGGCCGATGGGCCAGCGCATGGCCGCCCCGGCCCGCAATGATTCGCCCCGCCTCTCCGACGGGCGCACCCGGCGGCAGGCCGTCCAGCTCACCTCGCGCCAGCGGGAGCACGCCCGCGAGGTCTTGGGCATGACCGACGAGGAGTACGCCGAAGCGCTCCTCGACGCGCAGGCGAGCGGCAAAATGTTGGGAACCCGGGCATGACTGACGACGAAGAAACCAGCCCGATTATGGGCGCAGGCAACGGCGGCCGGGTCTCAGCGCGGCCGGATTGGCGAAGCGAACAAGAAAAACCGGAAGGCTTCGTCGATCATCTTCAGCGCGCCCGCGAGCGTATTGCCGAGCTACGGCAAAGTTTAGGCGATTTCGAAAACGAGGATAGCGATCTATACCTCGATAAATGGTATGTCGAGGCCCCGCCGGGATGGACGTATGAATGGAAAAATCATACCGTCTTCAATAAGGAATTCCCTGACTACGCAAACGCGCTTCAAAGAAATGGCTGGAGCCCTGTCCCTGCCAACCGCCACCGGGAAAAACTCTACCCGGGATACAGTAGCGCATCGATCATCCAAGACGGCATGATGCTCTACGAGCGCCCGAAGGAGTTGACAGAGAGGCGGAGAATGTTGGAGTTTCGCAAAGCGGTTGGACAGGTCCGCGCCAAAGAAGCTGCGATCAGTGAAGCGCCACCCGGGACGGCGCCGCGCGACCAGCATCTGAAGACGGTTCCTCGATTCGGGCATTCGGTCGGGCCGATCAGAGTGCCAGACTAGCCGCAGGCGAGGGAGCGGCGCTCGCTCCCTTTGCTTAGAAAGACGACCTTTCGTCTCCGGCGCTCGGCGACGATGAAACCCTGAAATTTCCGCCTCGCGGAAGGGATCATCGCGCCATGGCCAACACTCTCGCCCCATTCGGATTCTCCGACTCGAACAGGCTCGGGGCCGCTCCCACTTACCAGATGAGCCGACGCTGGATTTCGGCGTCTTCGCCTCCCGCGGCCATCTATTTCGGCGACCCCTTCATTCAGCTCGCCACCGGCTATATCGGCGTGCCGGGCACCTACAACTCCCAGATCTCCGGCATCTTCCTTGGCTGCAACTACATGTCGATCTCGCAGCGCAAGAGGGTCTGGTCGAATTTCTGGCCCGGCACCACCGACGCCGTCGTCTCGGGCACGGGCTTCGACATCGAAGCCGAGGTCATCGACGATCCCTTGACCGTCTTCAGAGTGCAGGCCGGGACGAGCGGCGCTGGCGGTCAGGTCACCATGGCGATGGTCGGCAACAACATCGGCTGGTGCTTCAACAACAGCCTTAGCCCCAACCCCAACGCTTCGGGCCGGTCGAACGTCACCCTCGACACGACTGTCGTAGGCACGACCGCGACTTACCCGTTCCGTGTAGTCGATCTCGTGCGCGACCCGCCGGGATCAAATGGAGCAGACCCAACGACCGCGTATAACTGGGTCTATGTCACGTTCAACCAGCAGGACTTCAAGGCTGGGGTGACTGGCATCTGAGGAGGATACTGGCAATTTCCGCGTTCGTGCCCCATATCGTCTCGGAAACGTCCATCAAGGAGGATGCGATGAAGCCGAGACTTTTGACCCACGACGGGAAGACCATGAGCGTCGTCGATTGGGCGCGTGAGCTGAAGATTACGCCGCGCGCTATGTATAATCGCGTGCTGGCGAATGTCACGCCTGACAAGATGTTCCTGGCGGAGCAGGCGCCGCGAGAGCGCCAAAAGCACGACCTCGCGCTCTTCCAGCGCTACCTCCAATATGAACCGGAAACCGGCCGCTTCCTGCGGGATGGCGCGGAAGTCGTCATTAAAAATCGTGGGAATAGTCGCATCAGCGTCCCCGGGGGCCGCGCGAGGGCAATGGCGCTTGCCTGGGCGTTTCAAGCCGGAAAGTGGCCGACAGGGAACGTCTATCCAATCGACGGGGACGCCCTAAACCTGCGTTTCGCCAACCTTCGCCTGCGCGATGAAGACCGTTACGACGGTGACGGCAAAATCAGCGCGAAGACGCGGCACGGCTATGGCCTTGTGCGCCGCTATGGGCGCAATAGCGCCGATTACGACCGGATGTTCAAAGCGCAAAATGGCCTCTGCGCCATATGCGGAAAGCCTGAGAAGCAACGCGGCAGAACAGGCCGCGTGAAACCGCTCCAAGTCGATCATGACCATGTAACAGGCGGTGTGCGCGAACTATTGTGCGCGCATTGCAATTGGTTGATCGGCTTGGCTGAAGAAGACCCGAACGTTCTTCGCCTTGGCGCTGAGTATCTCTTGCGACACAAACGCAAGAAATACAGCGTCATTACTCGGGAGTAACTCCGATCGCAGTCAGCGTCGCCCAGGCTTATGACCTTTTATTTCCTGGCTTAAGAAAGGTCGCCGGTCAATACAAGGACATCGACCGGATCTACCCGAAGATCTTCCACGTCGACAAGAGCTACATGTCGGTGGAGAGAACCGCCTCGATGCGCTTCCTTGCGCTGGCGGCGCTTAAGAACGAAGGCGGCCCGACAACCTTCGATAATCAGGCCGGTGAACGGTATGTCTATAACCAGTATCACAAGGAGATAGGGCTCGGATATGCGTTCACCAGAAAGATGATTGACGACAATCTCTACAAGAGGCAGTGGCAACCATCGAACTTGGGACTCCAGAAATCGTTCAATCAGACCAAGGAGATCTACGGCGCGTATGTCCTCAACACTGGCACCACCTATGATCCGACGATTTTAGGCGACCAGCAGCCGCTCTTTTCGTTGAACCACCCCATCGATACGGGAGTGGTGCCGAATCGCTTCCCCGTCGACATGGATCTGAACGAGGCCTCGCTCCTCAACGCGCAGGCCTCGATCCGCGGCGCGTTCAGGGACAACGCCGGGCTCCGCATGCAGGCGAGGGCCCGCAAGGTCATCGTCCCGATCGCGCTCGAACCCATCGCCATCCGGCTCTTAAGAACAGTGCTACGTCCCGGCACCAGCGACAATGATATTAATGCCATCCCTGAGACTTCTGGAGGCATTCCTGATGGTCATTTGGTGCATGATTACCTAACATCGCCAACAGCGTGGTTCGTATTGACGGACCAAGAAGGTCTTCTATACTTACAGAGAGTCGCATTTGAACTTGACATGCAGGTTGATTTTACTACAGATAACTTACTGGTTAAGGGGTATGAACGTTATAGCTTCGGCTATTTCGACTTCAGAGCCGCGTGGGGCTCGTTTCCCACGCAATAGAGTGTGTGTTACACTCTCCCCATCCAAAAGGGAGAGTGCCGTGCTTACGAAGGAAGAGATCGAGGAGGATGTCAGCTACGATCGGGAAACGGGGGTCTTTCGATGGAAGCGGCCAGCGGGTCGCTATGGTCGAATACCGGCTGGGACGGTCACCGCAAGACGCAATGCAGAAGGGTATGTCTATCTGCATCTTCGGGGGAAGGACTATCGAGCGTGCCGGGTAGCGTGGCTCTTGGTGACAGGAGAGTGGCCTAAAAACCAGATTGACCACCGAAATCGCAATACATCCGATGATCGGTTCGAAAATCTGAGGGAATGCACACAGTCGGAGAACAAGTCGAACAGCAAGCGGTACAAAAACAATACAACTGGGTTTAAGGGTGTGGCCTACGATCCATCAAAGTCGAGAGCGCGATACCGGGCAACGGTTACGAAAGACGGGAAAGTGCATCATCTGGGTTGGTTTTTAACCGCGGAAGACGCTCATAAGGCGAGGACCGAAGCCCTCGATGCCCTCCACGGCGACTTCGCGAGGTACGAATAAGATGGCGAAGGAAACATTCACGGGCCCGGTCCTCGTCCTCGGCGGCTTGGCCGGAGGCCAGCAGGGCCAGCAGCCACGGGAATATTCCGACGAGATCGGGCCGTCCCTCTATTGGGCGGGGTATGGGATTCCAGCGACTGCGGCCGCGGTCAGCAAGGACCGGACGGGCCCCGGCACTATCGCGAGCCTCTCGGCTTGCGTCCCCATGCGGACGATCAACGCCGCGATTCAGCCCGGGGGCGCCGCCGCTACCTTGACCGCCGCCACCGCGCCGGTCGCCAACACGCCGATTGCGCCTCTTTCGACCTACGCCACCGGGCGCGCGCCGGTCACCCAAATGTTCAATGGCGTCGCCACTCCTGCGATCGCCATCGATATGCAAATCGACTCCGCTACCTTCGCCACCGCGGGCACTGTCACCCTCAACGTCGCCCCGACAGTCCTCGCAAACATCTGGCGGTACAATAAGCCCGGCATGTGGCTGTGTCTTTTGAACTCGCCAGCCAATTCATATCAGTTCACTCAGGTTCAATCGATCGTCGCCTCGACCGGCGTGATCAACGTCTCGCCAGCCCCGCTCGTTAACGGCACGGGAACGATTGCCCTCACCAATCGCTTCAACCCTAACCTCTACGGCGCCGGGGCCCCCACCGCCCTTACATCGGAAGCCGCCGCTGGATCGGCGCGCATCTCGATCCCTGAGTGCGGCAATACGCGCGGCCTCGGCATCGTGTCCGTTGGCACCGGAGCCGCGGGTGGTTGCCAATATCTCATTCAAGGGATCAGCGGCTGGGGCCTGCCGCAGAGCGAGATCATCACCATCCCGCAAGCTGCGGGAACGACTTGGGGCAAAAAGACTTACGATCTGTTCTTGTCCTGCACCCCGCTCGCCGCCGATGGCGCGCGCACGTCGGTTCAGGTCGTTGTCTCTGACTTCATCGGCCTGCCGCTCTCGGTCATGTCGATCAACTCGATCGCCTCGGTCCTATATGGACCGCTCGGCACGCAAACCGCGCAAACGGCCTACGGCGGCTCGTTCAATTTCACCGTCATTCCCGCCGACACGACCAATCCTGCGACGACATCGACCGGAGACGTGGCGGGCGGAATTCAGGTGACCGGCAACGGCCCGGCGACAGCGCTCGGGCTGACCCCGCCTTCGGCGGGCGCGATCACCCTCGTCGGCACATCGTTCTTGACCATCCAGCAGCAGCTCGATCCGTTCCAAGTGGCTCTGGCCACAGGCATCAACCCGGGCTCGCTGCTCGGCGTTCCGCCGGTTTAAGGAGGCCCTATCGATGGCGGCCAGAAGAGACGCATACGCCCGCGGCGGCTCAGTGCCGGGCGCTGGCGAATCAGGCGGCGACCTCAAAAAAGAGAGCTGCTACAACGTCGTCAAGGAGGCCAAGGGCTTTCATCCCAAGAACGCGCCCGACGACACGATCACCCGCGGCTCCGGCCCTCTTTTTCGCGCCAAGGGCGGCGCGGTCGAGGAGGAGGAGGAGCGCGAGGAGAAGAAGACCGGCGGCCGGATCGGGCGGAAGAAAGGCGGCTTCGTTCCCTTCGGCAAGGGCAAGCGTCCCAACATGGGGCGCCCCGGCCGGGCCGGAGGCGGCCACGTCAAGGGCGGCGGGGCGGGTTCGGACCTTCGCCCGCGGACCTCGGCCGACACGCCGAAGCCCCCAAAACAGCGCCACATCATGCCCGAGAGCGCGAAGACGCCTTAAAGGAGTTCGGAGAAGACGCTCAAGCGTCCAGTTGAGAGCGATGGCAGCCCAGCCTTCACGAACATAGGAAACGGGCGCCTTTTCCGACAGGGCCGCCGTCTCCTTCGCGGTAGGAGGCGGCGGTTCTTTTTTTGAGGAGATGGCCAGATGACCGTGTCGGCCAAGACGAGGGCCAAGCTCCCAGCTTCTCGATTGGGGAAGCCGGAGTCCGGTGGCTATCCGATGTCTGACGCCCGTCATGCCGCAATCGCGAAGGGCTTTGCGGCAATGCACAACGATCCTGACAAGGCGGCGATCGACGCCAAGGCCAACCGCATCCTCGCTCAAGCCAAGAAGCGCGGCGGCTTCATCGACGGGCGCAGCCGTAAACCGCACCTCGGAAGGCAGGGAAGAAAATGAAGCCGATCATCCTCTCTCTCGGGCCGAACCTAGCGGCGGGGTCGGCGACCGCCATCGCGACCCAACAAGCGCCGTCGCTTGTAAACGGGCAATATCCGTTCAACCTCAACGGCACGCCGACTGGCGGCGCAGCGTTTGCTCCCGGCATTGGCGTGCTTCTCGATCAGCCGCGGCAAGTCCTCATCACTTCGGCTGGCAACGACAGCCTGAACTGGTTCACCGTTCAGGGGACCGACTGGTCGGGCCAGCCGCTCTCCGAGATGATCCACGGCGCGAACGCCGGATCGGTCACGACCAATGACCTCTTCCGCACAGTCATGGCGGTCTGGTCGCTGGCGGTCCCTGCCGGGGCCGGAGCCTCGATCGGCACCGCAGCCGCCCCATGGTCGAGCCGTCAAGCGCGTCTCGACGAGTGGGGCAAAGGAAGCCCGCTTTCTGTCTCCTGCGTCGTCGCGGGAACAGTGAACTATACCGTCCAGCATTCCATGGACGACCCGAACGACCTGAATAATTTCGCCGGGATCACGCGCCAGAACATGGTCTGGGACACGACTTTCAGCGGCGCGGTCAACGCCACCGGCAATCAGACCTTCAACATGCCCGTGCCGCCGATCTGGGTGCGCCTTCTCTTGAACAGCGGGGCGGGCTCGGTGAGGACGACCTTCACCCAGTACGGGGTCCAGACGCCATGACCTATACCTACGTCCATATTCTGATGGTCGCCGTGATCGCTCTCGTGGTGGGGTTCGTTCTTGGGCATGTCGTCTGGCCTTGATCGATGAGCGGCTATCCCCAAAACACCACCGAGACCTTCGTCTTCGGTCCCAGCGTCGGCGAGTGCGTCTTGAACGCCCTTTCGCGCATACAAATCCGCGGGCCTATGGTCGCGGCCGAGCACATGCACATGGCCCTCATGGAGGCGAACCTGCTACAGGTGGAATTTGGGAATCGGGGGCCAACGCTCTGGACTGTGAGCAATACTGTTGTCCCGACAATAGTAGGACAAGCGACATATTCCGTTCCTCAGAATGTAATAACCTTGCTAAATGTGACGATAGGGACAATAAATGCAGATGGAAGCGAAACGGAGTTGACGATTACGCCTATGACTAGACAGGAGTTTACGATGCAACCTGTCAAGTCAAAACAGGGACGACCAACATCGTGGTGGTTTGATCGCCTTATTGCTCCCACGATTACGTTATGGCCTGTGCCTAACATGGTGTATAATCTTCATATGTGGTATTTTCGGCAAGCGCAGGACGCCGCCGTGCGCGGCGCTGGTAACTGGGAGGTGCCATATCGCGGTTTGGATGCGATCTGCGCTGGTCTATCATGGCGATTGGCGCGTCATTACGCGCCGACTCTGGAGGGACAAAGGAAGACTGACTTCGATCTGGCGTATCAGTACTATGCGAATCAGGATGTAGAGGACGGCAGTGTTTATTTTCTGCCTATGGTGGAGGGATATTACAGGAATTGATGAATGACGTTTGACGAGCTGCGAGACGTTCTTGAATATGATTGTGAAACTGGTGAGTTTCACTGGAGGAAAGACTTTGCCAATTGGGTTAAAGCTGGATGCCGGGCCGGGTGCATTGCTCGTGATGGTTACGCGCAAATACGGTGTGGGCGGAGAAGCTACAAAGCTCATCGACTTGCATGGCTCTACATGACCGGGAATTGGCCCGATAAAGAACTCGACCATATCAACGGCCATCGGCATGACAATCGTTGGTCAAATCTTAGAGAGAGCACTGATCGGCAAAATGCCGCCAATCGAAAAAGGCAGCGCAACAACACGAGTGGCTTCAAGGGCGTTCATCGAGATGGAAATAGATGGCGCGCTCGGATTGCATCGCGCATAGGACCGTCGATTAGCGTTGGGCGTTTTGATACGTCCGAAGAGGCTCATACTGCGTACTTAGCAGCAGCCAAAGAGCGCTTCGGCGAATTTGCCAACGGGGGATAAAGGCCAATGGGCTATGCCTCTCGTTCAGGTCGAGCAATTACCAATCCCGAAGCGCCACGGGCGTTTGCGGTCTGCGACCATTGCGGCATCTGGGACAATCGTCACAAGCTCGTCTACGAATCCGAGTGGCAGGGAACGAAGCTCGTCAATCTTCGCTTTCTCGTCCACCCTGACTGCCGCGACAGGCCCAACCCGCAGCTCAAGGCGCGGATGACGCCGCCTGACCCGACCCCGGTCTACGATCCGCGGCCCGAGACCTACATCGGCGAATACTCCACGACCACCATCGCTCAGCAGTTCGCGCAGCCACTCTTTAGCGGTCGGCCTCCGCTCGTCGATCCGCCGACCAATCCGATCTCCGGCATTCCCGGGCCTCTTGCGGGCGGCCCGACGACGCCCGGCGCTCCACAGCCGATGGACATTCCTCCGTGAGCTTCTCCTATTACGGCTTCCAGACCGAGCTTGCGGTGATGATGGCGCTCCCTAACGCCGCCTCGACGACCCCGCCGATCACTGAGCCCAATTTCGCCGCGGCGATCTTCTCCATCGTCGATTACGCCGAGCAGCGCTGCTACCGCGAACTCGACCTCTTGAACGCGACGTCGAGCGGGACGATGACCCTTGTCGCCGGTCAGTCGACGCTCAATTTCTCCGCTCTCAATCCGGTGATCATCATCGTCGAGGACGTCAACCTGATTCTGCCGTCGACAGCGACGGTTCCCGACAATGGCGAGCGGGTGCAGCTCTGGCCCGTGTCGCGGAGCTGGATCAGGGCGACTTACGGGCCGAACTCAGTGACCGGGCCGCCGCAGTTCTTCGGGATGAAGGACGACCAGACTTTCGTCTGGGGACCGTTCCCCGATCTCGCCTACACGGTCGAGGTCGTGGGCAAGTTCCGCCCCGTACCGCTTTACAACGCCCCGCCGAACGATGGGTCGCAGACGACGTGGCTCAGCCTCAACGTCCCTGATCTCTTCCTCGCCGCGGCGATGGTGAGCGCGGCCGGGTTCATGAAGAATTTCGGCGCCCAGTCCGACGATCCGCGGATGGCGGTGTCGTGGGAGGCCCAGTTCCAGACGCTCCTCGGGAGCGCGAAGACCGAAGAGGCGCGGAAGAAGTTTCACGGGTGGGGGCAGCTCACGAGCAGGACGACGCCGCCGCCGACGCCCCCGGGCACGCCGGGAGGGCCGCCGTGATCGCTGGTGGCGCAGGAATCGTCGTCGCTTTCGTGACGCTTATCACCTTGCATCGTTCCGATGGCGAGGAAGTCCACATCGTGCCGCGCCATATCACAGCGGTCACGCCCTCCCACGACCACGGGCATTTTGCGCCCGGCGTCCACTGCGTCATCCATCAGGTCGACCGGAAGTTCGTGGCGGTCAGAGAGACTTGCAAGGAGGTGAACCACCTCCTGAAAAGACGGCTCGCCTGATGACCTTTGCCACCGTCAAACTCCAACCGGGCGTCAAGACCGTCCAGACCCCGGTTCTCCTTCAGGCTGCGCTCTGGCAGTCGAACTTGATCCGGTGGAGGCAAGGCCTGCCGGAGAAGATCGGCGGGTGGATGGGGTTCTCGAGTTTTTCCACGCCCGGCATCTGCCGCGAGCTTCATCCTTGGGGCGACCTCAACTTTACCAACCACCTCGGGATCGGCACGACGCAGGGCGCCTACGTCATGACGCCGGTCATCACGGCGCCGCCGCCTTTCACCGCCAGCCCCGTCAAGGTAACGCCCCTTTACAACCTGTCTCAGCCGGTGGTGAATTTCTCCACCTCCAGCGGCTCGAACGTCGTCACCGTCATCGACGCCGCGTCGAACCTCAACACCTTCTCCGGCCTCAATATCCAGATCCACGTCTGCGTCGGCGGGGTCGTGCTCTACGGCATGTATCCCGTCAACACCGCCAATCCGCCCTCGCAGTTCACCGTCCTCGCGGGCGCCAACGCGACGTCGACGGTCGCCAATGGCGGCGTGGTGCCGACCTATGACATCACTGTCGGCACCTTCATCGTCACCGTCCATTGCCCGAGCCATGGGCTTTCGGTCGGATCGGCATGGCCGATCGCCGTCCCGACCACGGTCGGCGGGGTGACGCTTTCCGGCCTCTACAATGTCCAGACCGTCATCGACCCTAACACCTTCACCATCATCGCGCCGAACCTCGCGTCCTCGACACAGAGCGGGATCTACGAGGGCACCGGCACGGTCACGACGCCCGGCCACACTCAGATCACCTACTACCCTACTGTGGCGCCGGTCGCCGGAACCTTGGGGTGGGGCGGCGGTGGTGGATCGACCAACATCGCCACCCTCGGCGCGATCACGCCGGGAACGCTCTACACCAACGGCACTTACCTCAATGTCGCCCTGACAGGCGGGACCGGAAGCGGCGCGACCGCCAACATCACCGTGTCTGGCGGCGGGGTGACCGCCGTCGCCCTCGTGTCGTTCGGGATGGGCTACGCCATCGGCAATACGCTTTCGGCGACGGCAGCCTCGATCGGCGGCACCGGCAGCGGCTTCTCGGTTCCCGTCGCTACGATCGGCTACGGCTGGGGCATCGGCGGCTGGGGCACCGGCTCTCCAGCGCCCGCGGTCACCGGCTCCCCGGTCGTCCCCGGCGCGGCGCCGCTCGATGACTGGGCGATGTGGAACTGGGGCAATTCCCTGCTCATGAGCCCCCAGAACGGGCCGATCTTCGTCTACGACCCGACCTCCGGCTTGCAGTCGGCGAGCGTCATCGCCAACGGGCCGGTGGCGACGACCGGCTTCTTCGTTTCGATGCCCCAGCAGCAGATCGTCGCCTACGGCGCGAGCGTCAACGGGATTCAAGATCCGATGCTCGTCAGATGGTGCGACAACGCCAATTACAATTCATGGATCGCCTCGGCGTCGAACCAAGCCGGAAGCTACCGCCTGACGCGAGGATCGAAAATCGTCGGCGGGATTCAGGGCCCGCAGCAGGGCCTCTTATGGACCGACGTCGGCCTGTGGCTGATGCAGTACATCGGCTATCCCGACGTCTACGGGTTTTTTGAGATCAGCCAAGGCTGCGGGCTCCTCGGCAAGAAGGCCTTCGCCGTCTATGGCCCACAGGTCTTCTGGATGAGCCGCGACGGCTTTTGGGTCTACGCCGGGAACGTGGCGCAGAGAGTCCCCTGCGACATCTGGGACGTGATCATAAAAAATCTCAACAACTCCAACAACGGCGCCTATTACGCCCACATCCGCGGGGCCGCCAATTCCGGCTTCGACGAGGTGGCGTGGTACTTCCCGTCGTCGGCCTCGACCTCGGGCGAAAACGACATGTACGTCAAGTTCAACGTGGTCGAGGGCGAGTGGGATTACGGCTTTTTGCCCGTCACCGAATGGTACGACAACAACGTCTTCGGCCATCCCATAAGCGCGATGCCCGACGCGACAGGGTCGAACTCGTGGATCTTCATGCACGAGATGACCAACGACGCCAACGGTCAGCCGATCAACTGGATGATGCGGACAGCCTACTTCCAGCTCGCCGAAGGCGAAGAATTCGTCTTTGCCGATATGGTGGTCCCCGACTTTACTTGGAAACGCTGGCAAGACCCGCCGTCGACCAGCGCACAGGTGACGATCTGGCTCATCGTGCAGGACACGCCCGACGACGATCCCGCTTCCGGCGTTTGGATTGGGCCTTACATCGTGAATGACGACACGACGGCGTTCGCGACCCGGGCGAGGGGGCGCTTCTTCAGCGCCCAGATATCTGGTAATGACCTCGGCAGTTTCGTGAGACTGGGCGGGGTGAAATTCCGGTTCTCGGCGGACGGGCGCGCAAGCTCCTGACCGGGGAGGTGTCAGACCATGGCCTTGCCTGCGGGCGGCGATCTCCAGACCCTGATCACCACCCTTCAGTTAATGAACCAGCAGCTCGGCGTCATCGCGCAAAATTTGAATGCGCTCACCGGGACTGGCGGCGCGTTTCTGCCGATCTCTGGAGGCACGCTGACCGGGCCTTTGACCTTTGCCGCCAGCCAATCTGCTTGGCCTAAACCGATTATTGGCGTCACTGACGGTTCGAACGCAGCGGCTGGGCAAGTCGGGGAATATATCCAGGCGACAAGCAGCGGCGTATCCTCTCCGACAGGCACTTGGATCAACATTTGCTCGATTGTGCTAACGCCGGGAGATTGGGACGTTCGCGCTAATGGCTGGACCAACGCGCAAACCGGCCAATCCAGCGTTTACCTTGCTTTAAGCACAACGTCTGCGCCAACGACTAGCGGTCAGACTTTTGGCGGCAGCGTGAATATTAGTGGCAGCGGCATGTCCGCTATCAATCTCTCCATTCAATCTACTCGTTTCAATGTGACGACAAACACGACTGTGTGGCTGCAAGGCCTCAGCACTTTTACAACAGGAACCGGCACGATGGGCGGCCTACTCTCGGCGCGGAGGGTGCGCTGATGGCCGCCATCGACTTTCCCAACTCGCCCACTGTTGGCCAGAATTACACCGCGCGGAGGATTCGCTAATGCCAGCGTTCAATCCCGGCCCGTCCTCGATCCAGATCGGAAGACTGCTCCGCGCCTCAAGGCCCCCGCGCATGCCGACAATGCTGAAGGCTGGCGCCGCGCCGAAGATCCACCCCGCCGTCAACGTGAGGCCGATGATGCGCCCGCGCTTTCAGGGCGGCGGGATTGTCGACAGCCCTATGGCTCCGCACGAGGGGGCTATCGCGACTGCAAGTCCCGGCCGAGCCGATGTCGAGCCGACGCATGTCCATGACGGCTCCTACGTTCTCCCGGCTTGGCTCGTCTCGTCGATGGGCGAGGGCAACACCGCCGCCGGGTTCGATCTTCTCCACGAGATGTTCGGCCAGCCGTGGCAGGGCCAGAGACCGACGTTGCCTTGGGGAGCGCAAGCCCCGAGCATGCGGACGAAAGGGGGCGTTGGCATTCCGCAACCGCCATCCCTTTCGTTCGCCGTGAAGCGGCCGATGCTGATCCCCGGCATGAGCGCCGAGAACCCGGCCTTGGGCCGCGAAGCTCATGGCGGGGCGGCGACAGAAGGCACGGGCCGCCCGGTTCCGATCAACGCCAGCGGCGGGGAGTATGTGATTAGTCCTCGAATAGTTGCTCAAATTGGCAACGGGGATATCGACCGTGGTCACCGAGCCTTGGATTCTTGGGTTTTATCTCTTAAAAAGGAAACTGCGAACACAATTAAAAATCTTCCCGGTCCCGCAAAGTGATGCCACATATTGACACAGAAACACTGCGGCGCATGCTGGAGTATAGCCCAGATACCGGCAATTTGACGTGGCAGACACGCCCAGTGGAAGATTTTATCAGTACAAGAGTTGCACTCGCATGGAACGCAAAATATGCGGGTAAGCGCGCTGGTACAACAACGCCTATCGGAAGGTCTGGACATTATATCATTATAAACAAACAACACTTTGTATTATCGCGGATAGTGTGGCAAATAATGAACGGTAAGCCACCTCCCAACGAGATTGACCATCGGGATGGCAACAATACCAACAACCGCTGGGACAATTTGCGCCTTGCTAGCAGAACAAGAAACAATCAGAACAAGGGTGAATATCGCAATAATACTAGCGGCTTCAAAGGTGTGACCCGCCATGGAAATAAGTGGCGTGCTCGCATTGGAATCGATGGTAAGAAGGTCTCGCTCGGTGTTTTTGAAGACCCCGCCAAAGCTCACGCCGCCTATAAGACAGCGATGCAAGCCGTCTTTGGCGAATTTGCGAGAGCATCATGACCAACGGCGATCCCATCAGAGGCGAGCCTGCGCCGCCCCCGCCGCGGCCTTCCCCGCCGCCTTCGGATGATCCGCCGCTCAAGCCCAAGGAGCCGTTCTCCCGCTTTCACGGCATGCGGGAGTGGCAACCGTTCGTCCAGCCGCGCCTCGCCGACGCCCGCGACGAGATCGGCGTCCTTGAGCTGTGCCAGATGGCGCACGCCGAAATCGGATTCTATCCGATCTCGATGCCGAAGGTGGCGGCATTGGTTAGGCTGGCGATCACGCGCGAGCGCGGGATCATCGCCGTCATCGGCGAGCCCCACAATCTCAAGGCGATCCTGTTCCTGCTCATGGAGCCGGTCTGGTACTCTGAGCAGTTCGTGTTGATGGAATTCGTCAATTACGTTCGGCCTGACGCGCGCCGGTCGACCTACGCCAAAGACCTGATCGCCTACGCCAAGAAGCTGTCGCGAGAAACCAAGCTTCCCCTCTTTGTCGGCGTCTCGACCGACAAGCGGACTGAAGCTAAGATGAAACTTTACAGGCGAATGCTGCCGTGGGTTGGCGGCTTTTTCCTTTATCGGCCAGAGATGGAGCGTCAGGGCGCCGACCGCGCGTCGCCCGCAACTGCGGCGGAATAAGCCATGTGTTGCAGTGGCGGCGGGTCATCGACCCAGCCTCAGACGGTGACGTCGCAATCGTCGCCGCCCCCCAGCGTTCTCGCCAACTATAACGCGGGCATCGCGCGCGCCGCGAATACCGCCAACACGCCGTGGCAACCCTATCAGGGCGAGGGCGTCGCGCCTCTCGCAAGCCAGACGCTGGCCGGGCTCGGGCAGATCAGCCAGTACGGGCAGAGCGCCCAGCCTTGGTACTCGACCGCGCAGAACTACACCCAGCAGGGCGCGGCGCCGGTCAATCCACAGCAATTTCAAGGGCAAAGTTCGCTTGACCCGTTCATGAACCCATTCACGCAGGACGTCGTGAACACGACTCAAGCGGAGATGAACAACCAAAACCAGCAGCAGGCCCAGTTCTTAAACTCCGCTAACATCTCCTCGGGCGCCTTCGGCGGCGACCGGGCTGGCATCGGGCAGGCGGTCCTTGCGAACCAGCAGAACCTCGCGGAAGCCCCGACGATCGCGCAGCTCAATCAGGCGAATTTCAATAATGCTCTGGCGACGTGGCAGCAGCAGCAGGGCGTCGACCTCGGGGCGGGGCAGGCGAACCGCGCCGCCCTTGGGGGCATGGGCGCCCAGATGGGCATGCTCGGGACGGGAGCGCAGGGCGCGGGCCTGCAAGGGGCGCAGGCGGACATTCAGGCGGGCATGATCCCGCAGGGCGAGCAGCAGGCGATCGACACCTACCTCCAGCAACAATACCAACAGGGTCAGGCCTACCCCTTCCAGACGACGGGTTTTCTGACTAACGCGATCGAGGGGCTGGGCGCTCCGCAGGGCGGCATCTCGACCACCTCGACGCCGGGCCCGAACGCCGGAGCGCAGACGCTGGGCTACGGGCTGAGCGGGTTAGGCCTCCTCGGAAACTTTCTCAGCGCGCCCTCGTCGTCAGTCGCCGGGGGCATAGGCAGCGCCCTGATGTCGGCGCTGCCCTTCTCCGACGTCAGGACAAAGGAGAATATCGAGCCCATCGGCCAGACCTACGACGGCCAGACCATTCACCGCTTCAACTATCGGGGTGATCCGCGCATCCAGATCGGGCTTCTCGCGCAGGAGACCGAAGGGAGACACCCAGAGGCGGTCCACCCATCCGGTCTCGGCGATCTGAAGAAGCTCGACTACGGCGCGGCGACCGACGAGGCGGCGGGCCGCGGCCACTTCCAGATGGGCGGGGCGCCTGCGCCGATGCCGAACCCGGGCGTGGTCCCGGGCGGGATGGCTCTCGCGGGCAACGCTGCGAGGATGCAGCCGCCGAGCGCCAACCGTTTCCAGCTTCCCCAGAACCCGGCGCAGATGGCGATGCGGAACTTGGGCGTCGGCACCGCCGCGGTGGGCATGAGCCCCTACGCCCGCTACGCCTCGATGATGACGCCGACAGGCGGACTTGAGGCTGGCACGACACCGACCCCGGGACGGGCCGCCTTCGGCGGGCGCATCGGGTTTTTCAACGGCGGCGATGCTAGCGGCGACGGCGAGGGCGGCGACGGCGAGGGCGGCGATTCCAGCGGCTTTGGCTTGAGCGGGGCTAGCGTATCGGCGGTGGGACCGACCTCTTTCGGGCATGTTGGCGGGATCGGCAGCGACGCCGCGGCGACGGGTGATGAAGGCGGCCCTGCTTCGACAGCAACAGCCCAAGCGCCGGGACCATCGGGTAATTCTGGATGGGGTTTTGGCGGGCTTGGGGGCTTTGTCGGCACCGCGAACGCGGCCGAAGGGCCATCGGCGACTTCCGCGCCGGGGACTCCCGGCGGCCCCCCGGGCGGCTTTACCGGCCAAGCCAATAAATCAACCTTGCGCGCAGGCGGAACCGGGGATTACGGCGCTCCTGTCACCTTAAATTCACAGGGGGAATCTGCTGCTCTTGCGGCGCTCCAAAATAAGACCCTCGCCAATTTGGGCCCGGCCGCCTTCTACGGCTTGCCGTTCGCCAGCGCGCCAACTTTCGGACAGGTCATGGGCGGCCTCGGCCCCGGCTCGACCATCGGCACGACCATCGGCACGACTAGAGGAACGCCGCAGGGCCTTCCCGGCTATTTCGGCAACAAAGGCGCGACGCCCGGCACGCTGGGTGACGTTCCCGGCGGACAGGTGGCGACTTCGCCGACAAACCCATTCGGGCCACTCGCGCTCGATCCTTCGATCGAGGCCCAGTTCGGCCAGCCGAATTCGCTGGTCTCGCCGAGAGCGGCCGCGCAGGCGCCTTCTCCCGCGACAGGCCCCACGGCGGTCGCTGGGCCGATGGGGATCGCCAGTTTCTTTGGAGTGTCGCCGGAAAGCTTAGGAAATGTTCCGACCGCCCCGAACACCAACGTCGAAACGGCAATGCTCATGGGGCGCGACCTTCCCTCAACGGCAGCGCCTTACGTCGGCCATGGAGGCCATGCCCACGGCGGCCGGATCGGGCGAGCGACGGGCGGCTACTTGAGCGAGCCCTACGTCGACCCCTCCATCATCAACGCCATCGAGAACCCCGACACGCCAGCGAGCACAAGCCCCGCCAACGCGCTCTTCCAAGCCTATACCGGGGCTGCGGGAGCTGGCGGAACGGGAGGAAGCAGCGGCGTCGGCGGCTTCGGAACGACGCTCGCCCAGAGCGGCAATCTGCCCGGGGCGGGACAGACCTTCGATCCGACCTATGGCATGTCTCCGCCAGCCCTTCGTACGATCGACTGGCAGAACCCGATCAACGATCCCCAGACCTCGGCCGCGGAGGCCTCGCTTAAAGGTCTGTTCGGGTCAGGGCAGGCAGAGACGGGAACGAGCACCATGCCCGGCGGGCAGGCGGCCTCGGCATTCCCGGCCCCAGCTCCTGCGCCTGCCCCGGCTCCCGCAGCGAGCCCTGCCCCGGCGAGCGGAGGCGGCCTCGGTGCTCTTGGCGGCGGGAACCGGATGGACCCGTGGGATGTCATGAATATGATAACCTTCGGGCTCTTTCCGGGGAATCTCCCCGGGAGCCCAACGGCCGGAAGAGCGGAAGGAGGGACTGTCATGCGTCGTCCCGGCTATCAGGGCGGGGGAGCGCCGTTCACCACCGTCAATTACATGGGCGGCCCAGCCTACACCGCCCTCGATCTCTCGCGCCTTTTTGGAGGCGGCGGCGGTCAAGCGCCAGCGCCGGTCGAGCACCCGGCGGTGACGATGGCGCGTCGCATCATGCGACAGAGACATGGCGTCGGCCCCCACGCGCGCAGCCAGTTCCAGCCGACGGGACCTATGGACCCGGAGATCATGGCGAGGAGCCAGCCCACCGCGACCGGGCCGATGGACCCTGAAGCGCGCGCGCGCTTTCAACCTCCGGTGACCACGGTTCCTGATTACGGAGATTTCTCCCCGGACTTCGCCTCGCCGGGAGAAGGCCGCTTCCGCTCTGCGCCGGGAATGGGACCGCAGGAGCCGCTGATCGATACCGATCTCAGCCCAGTGCGTCCTGAAGCCGGGCTCTTCGCCGGAGGCGGCTATGTGCGGCCGGGCTTCCAAGATGGCGGAACGCCGATGCTCGACGATCCGCGCTTCAGTTACTACACGCCGATGAGCGGCAACGCCCGAGCGGCGGCTTACCATCCGCCTGTCAGCCCACAGGGGCCTCCAGTCCCGCTGGAGCATCCGGCGGCCCGTCATGTGCCCATGCCGCCTCGCCGTCCTGCGCCGCCTATGCCCACAGCGCGTCCCATGCCAAGGGCCGAAGCGCCCGTGCGCTACGATCCGTTAAGCTCGGCCATCCCTGGAACGCCAGTGGATACCGCCCCCGCGGCAGGCCCTTTGCCGCGGCCGATGGGGAAATGGCGCATTACCAATCAGGCAGGCGAGCCCGTCGATCCCGACACTTTGCGACCGGGGCTGCGGCCAGGGTTCGGCCCTTGGGGCGCGCGCGATCCCAGCGGCCTTCCGGCGACAGCCTATCAAAACCCCACGACCGGCCAACCGGAATATCTCGACGCCTTGCCTAACGCTTCTCGCGCGCCGAGCAGTTTCGGCTTGGGGACTCTTCTTCGGATGACGCCCGCTGGCCGGGCGCTGACTACGGCGAGAGGACTCCTCCAGTCGACCCCAGCCGAGACCGGGGAATTGCCGCCCGAATACTGGCCCCATCATGGGGTGATCAATCTTGGCGATGACACCTCGGGCCTTGGCGCATGGGAGGGCGAAGGCGGGGCGCTCGCGCCCGACTACCGTTCGCCTTACTCGCAGACTGACATCGACGCCCTCATGCATGGCGACCAAGGCCCGATGGCGCGCGGAGGACGCATCGGCCGCGCCTCGGGCGGCGTCCTCGGGCAGGCGCCGCTTACCGGGGCGATGAACTCAACCAGCGTCGGCGGCGACGGCGGCTCGATGCCGTCCTCATGGGGCCAGAATACGCCGTCCTTCGCCAGCCTCTTCGGCGACAGGCACGGCTTCCAAGGCGGCGGCGCTCCGCAAGATCCGTACGGCAACCTCGGCATTCTGGGGGCGGCGATCGAGTCGTCGATGCCCCCGAGCCACGACAAGCCGACCTTTCCGGCGAACCACCAGCAGCAGCAAGACCCGAGCCAGCAGATCGGTTCGCCCGAGTACAACGCCAAGCAGCTTCAGAACATCCAAAACAATATGACGAAGGCGAGAACCGTGGCTTCAAATCAGCCTGTCAGCGTGGCAGGCGACGCCACTTATGGCGATCTCGCCAACGCCATCGGGGCTGATGTCATTCCCAATGCCAGCCTCGATTTCGGCACGTTGAGCGAAGCCGACCTTGTGAACGCTGGCCTCTTCGCTCGGGGAGGGGCGGCGCGGCGCCCTTTCGCCGAAGGCGGCGCACCACCGGCTGACGTCACCCCTGACACGCCCCTGACCGACGCGCCGCGGCCGGGACCACATTCTGAAGTTGGCGCCAGCGCTGTCGCGAACGCGATGACACCGCAGAATGTCGAAGGATGGACTCGCTCAGAGGCTTCGCGCCTCGGCATCGATCCCGATGTCGCGTCGAACTTTGTCAGGATCGAGAGCAATTACGGTCGGGCCTATAGCGGCGACGACAGGACATCGTTTGGCCCTCTCCAGCTTCACTACACGGGGCAGGGAGCGATGGGCGACCAGTTCACCCACGAGACGGGGCTCGACGCCCGTGATCCCTCGACATGGCGCGACCAGATCACCTACGGGCTAGGCAAGGCGGCGGCTGGCGGCTGGGGACCGTGGCAGACCACCATGAACAAGCTTGGCTACAATAGGTGGACCGGCATCGGCGGAGGCAGCGAGGGGAGCAAGATCGCCGATATGCCGGTGGCTGGCGGGCAGGAAACGCAGGCGAATTTCATGCTCCCCGGGAGAGGTCAGCAGCAACAGCCGCAGCAGACGGGACCGCAGACCGACTGGCCCGGGACGCTCATGGCCATGGGCGCAGGCATCCTCGCCTCGCGCTCTCCATGGAAGGGTGTCGCCATAGGCGAAGGCATGCAGGCTGGCGTCAACTACATGCAGAAGTCGCGCGAGCTGTCGAACCAGTTCAACCTCAACCAAGCCCAGATCAACAACCTGTCCTCGGAAGCGCGACTCCGAGACGCCGAGCTGCCGTTCCAAGTCGAGAATCTCGACCTCGCGATGGAACAGGCGAAGATGAACCTCCAACTGAAGCGCGCGGTCTTACAGCAGCAGGGATTGCTTCCCGGCGTCGCTGCTGCCTCGCCCGTCGCGAAAGAAGCCGCTGGCGTGACCGCTGGAGCCCCTCCGACGACCTCCCCGGCACAAGGAGGCCAAGGGGCGCCCATGCCCGCCAGCGGGGCTCCCAGCGGCCCTAGCGCGCCTTCGGCTCCGGCGGGGGGCGTGAGCCCGGCTGCGACGGCAACCGCACCGGGAGGCGCTGGGACGGGCGCAACCGCACCGGGAGACGCGGCCTTCAACGCCGCCTATGCGGATCTCGAACGCCAGTTCCAGCGCACCTACGCTCTGGAGGTCGCGGGCATCTCCCAGCCGGGGATCGCGACCTCGATCCGGTCGCAGATGATGGAGGCCCTGAAGAGCGGCACGATCATGACGCCGAACGGTATTGTCATGTCGCCGAGCCTCATTCGCCAGCAGGCTGGCGCCGAGCAGGCCAAGCGCGGGGCCGGGGCCTATGGCGAGGCCGCTCAGAAAGACATGAGCGAGGAGGAAGGTGACGTCGCGGAGAAGCTGCCGCAGTTGCAGACGGCGTATGAGAGACTGAACGATGCACAGGCCTTGCTCAAGGGACTAAACTCAGGCCCCGGCACTGAGGCGCTAGCCAATGCTCAAGCGGTCGCGCAAAGGCTGGGCATTCCTTGGGGAGATCCAGCAAGGGTCTTTGAAGCGGCCAAGATCGCGAGCGCCGAATCGTTCGACGTCGTCAGGACGATGAAAGGCCAAGTCCGCAACATGGAATTGCAAGGCGCAGGCCGACAGGTGCCCGGCCCGGATATGCCGGAAGCGGCGAATATGTATCTTATCGACCGGCTGCGCGCCGGGATCAAACAGGAGCTTGATTACTCCAATGCATTTTTGAAGTGGCGGGACAATGAGGGGGCGGGCGCGCTTACTCCCAATCGCTTCCGCGCCGAATGGCATGAGGCCCATCCATATTCCACTTACATCAATCCCGATCTAACGGCGGGTCGACCGAAAGGCGTTAGCGCCGGAACAATTCCAACTCAGCCGACTAATCTCCCGGCTGGTTCGCAATATAGCCCCAGCCGCAACCAATGGCGCGACCCCAGCGGCAAGCTTTATGACGCCAGCGGGAAACCAATATGAGTCCCGTTGACGATTGGGTGACGCCGGGTTCCGGCGGCGGCGCTCCAGCTCTTCCTAGCGGCGGCGCCGGTAAGGACGATTGGGTGACGCCGGGAGCGGAGAGCGCTGGAGGAGACAGACCGGGCTTCGGGAGATCTCTCGGCCTCGGGCTCGCGGAAGTGATACCGGGAGCGGATGCGATTGGAGCCGGGCTAGAGACTGCTGCGGCAAAAGTTCTGCCGAAATGGGCGCTCGGCGCAGAACCTCCCAGCACGAGCTACGCTGAGAACCGCGCCCGCATCGCTCGCGAGTCGTCGCAAGCTGGGGCGATCCCCTATTACGCCGGGGCTGCGATAGGCGCGGCGGGAGCATTGCCATTCGCCGGTCCCGCAGGCTGGGTTTCTCGTGGCGTAACCGCTGCGGTTCCATCAGCTGCCAGAATTGCGCCACTGCTTGGTTACGGCGCGGTAGGCGCTGGCTACGGCGGCCTGTATGCCGGTGCTGATACGGGCTTCGATCCCACGGCAACGGCGCTGGGCGCAGGGCTGGGCGGCATCGGCGGCGCGGCGGCCGAGCCGCTAGGCAGAGCGCTTGGCAAGGCGGCTGGCTTGGCTGGGCGTTCTTTGGGCCTCTACGATCCAGCGACTGAAGCTGCACGCCGTATTGCCGAAAAGACAGCCATCGACACGCCGACCCTGACGCCTACAGATATGGCTGCTGCTCGCGCCGCTGGTCAGCCGACGATGCCTATCGATGTGGGCGGTGAGAACCTCCGTACTTTGGGGAGGACAGCCGCCAATATCTCGCCGACCGCTGCCGAGACGCTCGCCACGCCCTTGATGGAGCGCTATCGGTCGCAAGCATCTCGGTTCTCCGACTTTGTCTCCGGCATGTTCACCGGCAGTCTCGATCCCGAAGAGACGCGGATGGGAATCAGGCGGACTGCGAAGGTGATCAACGATCCCGCTTACGCGCAGGCCTTTGCCGAAGGCGACCCCGGCATCTGGAGCGCTGGGCTCGCCAATCTGATGCGCTCGCCAGACGTTCAATCGGCAATCGGGCAGGCGCAAAAGAAGGCCGCAAATTATGCGGTGCAAAACGGATTCGAGATCCCGAAGAATCCCTTCGTCGAAACTGCAACAGGCTGGGCGCCGCGCACCGACGCGCAAGGGAACTTCGTGGGACTGCCCAGCGGGAGATTCTGGGATCAGGTCAAGCGTTCTCTCGACGACAGGATCAGCGCGGCCCGCAACAGCGGCAATCTCGATGACGCCCGCGACATCGGCGGCATCAAGGATATGCTGATCGACGAGCTTGAGCAGGCGATGCCATCATACGAACAGGCGCGCGGCAACGCGGCCCGCGTCTTCCGTCTTCAGGGCGCGCTAGAGAACGGCGAGAATTATTTTGGCGCGAAGAAAGCGGCGCCCAAGATCGAAGCGAAATGGAACGGCTACTCCGACTCCGAGAAGGAGATGTTCGCTCGCGGGCTCGCTTCTCAGGTCATTCAAGCGGCGGAGACTCCGAGCGACACGCGCGACATCGTCAACATGTTCAACAACGAAGCGATGCGGCAGAAGCTTGCGATGGGGCTAGGGCCTGATCGAGCGAATCAAATCTATGCTTATCTGCTCCGCGAAGACGCAATGAACATGGCCCGCGCCAAGATCATGGGCAATTCGACCACCGCGCAGCAGATAACGGCGGCGGCAAGAGAGGCGGCCGGGCCATCTGGCGGCCTGCTGCACGACATCGCCACTGGATTTAGCGCTCCTATCAGCGGAGGTCTCGTGGGTGCTGGCCTCGGTTTCGAGAAAACGCCGGAGAACGCAACTTGGGGGCAGACCGCGGCCAACATGGCGTGGGGCGCCGCAGGGGGCGCTTTTCTAGGAGTGATGAATAGATATCGCACCACTCAGAACGCGAGAGTGATGGAGCAGATCGCGCGCCAACTCGTCTCTCCCAATCCGGCGGTCGCCAATAGAGCGGTGACCTACGCCGCCAGACATCCGTGGATGATGAATGCGCTATATCGTACGAACGCCTTTCTGCGCGCCAACGCCACTAATCCAGTCGCACCGGGACTATCCAAGTTCGGTGGCGAATGGGGCGGCAATCTCGGCGTTCCTGCTATGCAGTGATTGGCTTCAGCGCCCAGAAAAAGCTGGTGAACCAAGCGCCGCCATAGGCAAGGGCCGCGAGGATACCTTCCATCCCTGGATGGTGATTAGGGTCATCCATCCAGTTCAGTTGGAGTACGACAAGAACGATCGCCCCAAAATTCAGGGCGATGATCGTTCCCATAGCTGGATTGCCTCGCATCGAGGCGATGATCGATGGCGCAAGAACGATAGCGAACCCGATAAGCCATTCCATTTTTCGACTCCTATTTTGTTTTGCTGTCCAAAAATTTCCGCGCCTATTAAGCTAATTCTTCCTTTGAATTTGCTGGCCGCCCATTGTTCTAGCTGCTTGGCTTCCAGCAATTTTGCATTGCCTTGATTACGTTGGCGAGGCACGTCCCATTCCGCCGCCTCTCGACGAAGACGCTCTTGGCGGTTGCCGCTGAGATCTCTTCCCTGACAGGTCTTCTCATGATATGTCTCTTTTATGTTCAAGACTTCCCTTAAACGGAATACGAGGGCAATGCAAGTGAGTGGCGAGGGAAAAACACAGAGGCGTATTATTGGGTGGTTGCAGCAGCATCCAGACCAAAATGTACGGGAGATAGGCCGCGTGCTTTATCCCGGCGGCGTGACGACCCCTAACGAATTGCGTGGAATACGGATAGCAATCAACGGTCTTATCAAAAAGGGAATGGTCGAAAAGAGCAAATATTACCACAACGGGACGTGCTATTGCGTTACGGACCAGATGCGTCCCCGCCCAGCGACGCGCAGTTTTACCGTGGTGAACAGATAGTTTCTGGCGTAGCATAGCAACCGTTGCAACGCAACCTGAGAAATTGGCGACATGACAAGACGATATGGATTTGTGCAAAAGGCGATTATCGCAACCCTTATTCGTGACCGAACGGCGGATGAGGATTGGAAGGAGACTGGCGTCTAGCGGGCGTCACCAGACCGTGCTAATCGAATCGCGAGGCTGGGCAGGCCGTCGCACGCGCCCCATGGGAGGCGGACACGGCCTCGACCTTTACCGGCTCTCTCGCCCTTGAGGTGCCTGCCAGAGGCGACTACGGCGGCGCTGGCCAAGGCTGGGACACGCCCGCCGACAAAGACCTCTACACCATTGACGCCGCCCTCGGCGGCACTCTCGCCCTTTCCGGCCTGACCGGCGGCACCCTCGCCCTCTCGGCCGCGACCCTCACCTCAAACGGCGTCCCCCAGACTTCCTACGCCTGCTACACCCTGACCGGGACGCTCACCTCCAATCAGACCATCACCTTCCCGGCTGCGGGCGCGTCAGGCGGCGCGCTGGGGCGGAAGCTCATCCTCAACGGGCTCGCGCAGTCCACATTCCAGCTCTCGATTCTCGGCAACGGCGGGGCCGACACGATCGGCGTCTTCTGGCCCTCCGGCTCCAACGCCAATGGCGCCAATCTGCCGATCACGATCCTCGTCTTGCCGAACCGGGTCTTCTGGGACGGCTATCAGGACTGCCCGCCCGGCACGATCCGCGACTGGTATGGAACCTATACGCCGCCCGGCTGGCTTCCCTGCATCGGGCAGACGATCAACAACCCGCCCTACGACCTCTTGGTCTCGGTCCTTGGCGGTACGACGACCGCGACCATTCCCGACTTTCGCGGGCGCAACACGACGGGCGCCGACGTCATCTTGGGGAGCGCGAGCGGCGGGCGGCTGGGAACGTGGGTGGGCTCGGGCCGGGCGGCGGCGATCGGCGAAGCGAACCACACCCTGACTATCGACCAGATGCCCGCCCACCAGCACTACGACAACACGCAAGGCGGGGTCGGCAGCGGACATATCCACAGCGGCGCGGTCAGCTCCCACACGCACGACGCTGGCTTTATCAGTTCTGGCTACTACGGCGTCGGCAATTTCGCCCCGTACCTTTTGCAACCGGGCTCCGGCTCTTATGCGACGGGCGCCGCGGCGCCCAGCCTCACCATCAACGCCACCGCCATCACTATCGGCAACGCCTACAACACCTCGCAAGGCTACGCCGGAACGGGCCAGACCAACAACTACAGCGCCGCCGCCAACGCCCATAACACCATCCCCCCCGGCTTAACCGTCAACAAGATCATCCGTTTCTAAAAGGAGAGCGGAGATGAAGCGCCTTCTTTTCGCACCGGCCCTGACCGCCCTCCTCTTTTTACTTCCTCACGGCGCCCAAGCGCAGACTGCGCGCGTCGTCACGACTTGCGGCAACACGGCGCCGTGGGGCGCGCTTTGGACGCCCGGCCAAAGCAACTGGCCGACGGTAGACACGAACGGCAACGCCTGCACCGCCGCTTCCGTCTCGGCGACCGTCACGCCCTTCCAGTGGGCGGCCAGAGGCGCCCCGGTCGTGACGGTCACGCCGGGAACATCGGTGACTCAGGCGGGCGAACCCGCAGCGGCGACATGGATCATTGAGAACGTCGGCTCGAACGGCATCTACTGCGTTCCCGGCGCTGGACCCGCCACTGCGTCGGATATGTACCTGTCGCCCGGCGGCGGCGGGAAGGGCATCGGGACAGGCGGCGCGACTTCGCTCTCCTGTATGTCGCCGAGCGGCACTTCGACCGTCAACGTGACCGGCGGTTCCGGCCTGCCGGTTCTCTCAGGAGGCGGAGGCGGAGGCGGAGGCGGAGGCAACGTCAACGTCACGCAATGGAACTCGGTCGGCGTCGGATCGCCGACTGCATGGGGCACCGCGCCAAGCGGCAATCAGATCGGCGTCAACGCCGAGATGTTCGTGGGCGCCGCCATCGCCGCGGCGGCCAATCCCATGCCGGTCGTCCCGGGCACGGGCGCGACATTCGTTCTCGGAACCGGCGTGAACACCATTGGGTCGATCGCCAACTCATCGTTCGGCATCAGCGGCACGCTCCCGGCCTTCGCCTCTAACCCGACCGTCCTTCAGGGCTCGCCGCCGTGGACGATCAACCTGACGCAACAGGCGGGAACGACGCTCGCCACGCCGACCGCCTATGGCACCGCGCCGACCGGCAACGTGCCCGGTGCAAACGTCTTTGTCACTAATACCAACGCCAATGGGGGCGCCCTTGCGGCGAACTCCTCGCCTGTCGTCGCCGCCACTATGGCTCATACCACAACCGGCGCGCTCGCAGCTTCCTTGGTCGCTAAAGGGTCCGCCGGAAATCTCGGGGCCTTTAATTGCACCGCCATCACTGGGGGCGCCGCCGGTTATTGCATCGCCATCAACGCCATCTCGGCGCCGACCAGCGGTTCGGCCATCACTCCCATTTCGGTTTGCATGTTCGACACGACGACGCGCGGGTGCTCCATCAGCCGCCTGCCAGACACCATCCTCATGGGAACCGGGATCGTGATCCTGCTCTCCACAAACGCCTCGCCGTACACTTTCACGAGCGGCGCGGACACGGGCTTCATCGAGGCGGACTACTTCTGATGCGCCGCGCGCTCTTTCTTAGCGCTGCTCTGGCTTGCGTTTGGGGAGGCGCAGCCGAAGCGCAATCCGTAATCTACGGGCCTATTGGTTCCGGCACAGGCACAGCCGTTTACAGTTGGGCTGTCCGAATCGAGTTTACGGCAACCGGGCCTAGTCTTGGACAAGTTCAGCTACAGATCAATGGCGGGACTTACGGTACCATATCCCCTCATATGTCGATTTGCATGTCGTCCGGTTCATTCGCCAGTCCGTCGGGTGCTTGCACGACCGCGTTTCCATCAACGACATTTCAGGAAGTGACCTTTACGACGGGTCCATGCGGGACAGGATGTACTGGTGGGGCGCATGGAGTCACGATTACGGCTGCTAACATCGCCACCAGCGATTGGATAACCTTGGCGCCCGGCGGCACTGAATTTTTGGTGACAGTCGACTGTGATCCCGCGGGTGGCTGTGATCTTTGGTACAATTCATCCGTCTCCAACGTAAACCGCTGGTACAACACCGGCGCCTATCCTCCGGGGGATTGGAACGTCCAAAACCCGACATTGAGCGGCCCCACCGCCAATCAGAACGATGTTATTGTCCAACTCAGCACGCGATCCGGGGCAGGCGCGGCGCCTGTCGTCTTATGCGGCCCGACGCTCACTCAGTCTTTCAATTCGGGAAGGATGGTCAGTTGCGGGTCTTGATACGCGCCGCACTGGCGGCGATCCTCCTTTGCACGCCATTCTCCGTTGAGGCCGCCAGCTCTTTCGCCGGGTTTATGACGGCGACCAGTGGCGGCGGCGGGGGCGGCATTCCGCCGATCACGGCGGGAACAAGCCAGCCTTATATGTCGCCGAACGACACCGCCGATGTCATCAATACCTCTTGGGCTCCGCAAGCCGTTCCGGGACAGCAAGGAACATCCGGCCAAACAGGCTTCAATTCAAATGTGATCGCAAATTGGGACATGGTTCCCAATACGCTCCAAAGCGGCACGTTCCATGCCTGTATAATGGCGGTATCTCTTAGCGACGCCGTCGCCGCCACGCCGGGATCAAGCGTCACTTTTTATCTCGATGGCGGAAGCCCTGTCGTCGTATCGAGCTTCAACTCCACAAAAACCTTCACCGCCTCCGGCTTGAGCGCGGCGGAATACTGCGTCTCAGTGAATACGACGACCTTAGTGGACGGCGTCCACGAAATGCGGGCGATCGTCACGCCGACGGCGGGTTATCCGCGCTACTTAAGCGCACAGCGCACCGCGACGGCGACATCGGGATCATCGCAAATCGCCCTGCAAGCGCATGGCTGGAGCGTCGGGAAAATCGTCTACGTCACGTCGTCGCTCACCGGACTTCCAACGGGACGCTATTGCGTCATGCAATCGTCCCATCTCGACCCGGGGCATTTCGATCTTTCAGCGTACACGCCAGCGGCAGGCAATTTCAGCGCCCTTCCAATCTGGAATCTGGTCGGGACACAGTGCGCGACGACCGCGACGACTCCGACTCAAAACGGAACATTCACCATCGCGGCCGATGGCGCGGGCAACTACGAGCCGCAACCCGTCCTCGGCGGATCGTACTTCTTCTCGACCAACGCCAATTCAACGCTTTTGCCGTCGAGCGGCACGATGGCTTATGCCGACGCCAACAGCGGCTCGGGATCGATCTGTTCTTCTGCGTCTCCCTGCGCGACCTACATCGCCGCAGTGGCGTCGCTCTACCCGGTCAACGACGGGAACACTTGCGCTTTCACGGCGTCGTCCCCGACCATCACAGGCTGTGGCTCGTACTCACTCAATCAGGCGGTTTTCATTCCGTACACGGAGTCGCCTCCGTCGCCGTGGAAGGTCGATCGTCCCTACTGGGTCAAGACCTCGTCCAGCGGGACGATCACGCTTTGCCTTGAGCCTGTCGGATCGGGATGCACGGCGCAATCGACGGGCGGCTCGGGCGGCAGCGCGATTATCGACAACGATTATTCCCACTTCACCGTTTACCTTAAATGCTCGGGAACCTGTCCCGGTACGCCGGAAGCCTATCAATTACGGATTCCAGCCAACTCTGTCTCGCCGCCGGAAACTTTCGGCTGGTTCAATATCCTTCCCAATCCCGGCACCGCGACTTCAAGCGTGCCGTTCACGTCGTTTCTCATCAACTACTCCCCGGTTTGGAGACTTCATGTCGGGGTTGACGTGCATGACGTTTATTCCGGCAACCAAAGCTCGTACAACGGGTCGGTCCCTTTTATGGATCGCTGGACGGATAGCATCAACTACAGTGGGGGATGCACTGATTGCTATGGCTATCAATTAGGCTATGGATTGGGACGAGGGTCGTTAGGGTGGGAACTTCTCACCAGTCTGAATATCTCGACTCTCTATAGCGGCGTCCTTGGTTCGCAACTCACTGAGAACAATATCGCTAACAGCACTTTTGGGTGCTGGGGCGGGTTCCAGTCGTTAATGATTGGCAATACTTGCACGACGACCAGCGGCTTTCCCGGCGTGACCGTATCGGGCGCGGCGAACTCGGGCGGCAATACGACAATAACCGTGACAGGCAGTCTGCCGTCCTTCGTATCGGCCACAGCCGTAGGGATAGGCTGGTGGTCGATCGCCCAAGCGCCTGTTGCGGCCAATAGCTATCCTCAATCCAACTGTCTAGGAGCCTCCACCCTAACGGTCGGAAGCATCACGTCTAACACATTCACGCTGATCGGACAGACGCCAACCGCCTGTTCAAACGGCGATTACATCGGACTGAATTTCTACTATCACCAGTCGGTCACCTTCACACAGGTCACGGCTGGCGGCAATTTTGCCAGCGGCGGCACTGCTCAAGGCCCTGCTAATGCGATCTTTGGATTTAACACCTATACGGGAAACACTTTCGGGCCGGGGTTTTTCACTCAAGACACCAGCTTCACGGGTAATTATAAATATTTCGACATTGCCTATATCAATAATAATTTTACGCCAGCAAACGCAACAAATTGCACCAGTGGAACCCTAATGACTTGTATGTGGGGACAGGAGCCAAATGGCACCCAATTCGGGCTCACGGGGACAACACTCCTTATTGATGGGAATACATTTGGCAATGGCTCTATCTCGGGAAATGGAGCGCCTTATACCTATACCTACGCGGTGTTCCGAAACAACACTTGCAACGGAACCGCAAATGGCGCTTTCACCGCAGGACTAGCAACACTTGGATGGGGAACCGGCGGCGGAACAAACACCAGTTGCTAGCGATCGAGCGCTACGAGCTGGTCGGCCTGCGACCAGAGGGCGTCGACATAATGATCCTCCCAGACGTCTAGGGGATCGCCGCCGTTGCGCTTGATCGCCGCCATGATCATCATCACCGCGTGCTTGCGGGCCTGAGTGACGCGCTTGGTCTTCTCCAGCACGGCCTCCTCGGCCTCGCGGGCCGCCTCATGGGCGCGGACCTCCTCGACCGTGGGCGGCCTCTGGCCAAGGCGGCCGATGATGGCCCTGATCGTGGGCCCCTGCGCGCCCTCCATCAGCTCAAACGGCGTGCCGATTGATGCATTTGATGCATTTGGGTCAGGTTCAGTCACCATTCTTCTCCCTTAGTTTTCCGAGCAAAAGCAGCTTCCAGCGCGTGTCATTGGCGCCGTCATTCGGCGCCCAGAGGAGCTGTGGAAGCGGGATGTCGACGGGCGCCAGCGCTTCCTTGGAGGGCGGAGGGCCCTTCTGGGGAAAGTGCGACAGGAAGCCGTCGAGATCGCGTTTTGCCTTCTCCCGCATCTCGGGCGGGACATATTGCGCGACGCGCACGCGCCATGTTCCGTCTGGATTGCAACGCTGTGCGGTATGAAACGCCCAGTGGTGGTAGAAGTGGCACTCTGGCGCGTGCCGGGCCGCGGCCGGAGAAGCCGCTGCCAGCGCGACTGGAAAGAAGATCAGCGCTCGCCTCACAGCAGGCTCTCCTGCTTGATGTAGCCCTTAATTCTCGACTCGACGCACAGACGGTGCGCCCATTTGTTGGTCGCCGTCTTCCCTCGTATCGAGGGAAAGGCCGCAGAAAGCGCATTTGGCCGCGTATCTGGTCGGGACGCCCTGCATTTTTGCCCCAAAAAAATCTGCGTCCCACCCTAAAACATTATTGCATGAACTGCAAATCAGGCGGCAGGCAGGAGGGCCATCGCTCTCTCCCTCTGCTTCTCCAGCTCTTTGAGCGAATCCTCGGGATCGGCGTCCTGCTGGCATGCGGCCTGCAAGATCGGAAACCCGGTGCGGATCGATTCGACGATTTCGGCGCGCGTCGCTTGCCGCCCTTCCGCCCACCAGTCGACCCGGTCGGGCTCGCCGAGCCGGATGAGCCAGCCGTTCCCGGCCTTAAAGGGGCGATATTTGCGCGTCTCCCATAAGGCCATCGCGCCGGGGTTGCGCTCGATCATCATGCCCCCGACGTTATCGTAAACATCGTCGGGCAGGCCCTTGATGTTGCGCCGCATCCGCGGGCGGGCAAGGAACGGACAGGCCTTGCAGGCGTATTCGGCGCAGGCGCGGTGGCAGGGCGGCTCTTGCGTCACTCGGTTGATGGCGCACATGGGGCCGATAACGAAGATCCGGTGCGTGCCAAGCGTGCCGCCGCAGACCCAGCAGCGGCCCCGCATGAGGCCTTCCTCCCACTTCTTCGGGTCCATGTAGCGGAAATCGGGCTGGCCCTCGCCGGGCGCGGCCTCCTTGCTGTCCTTGATCCACTGGATGAACCACGGGACCGGATAGCCGCGGTCGTCCTTGGGAAGGCGCGCGATCGGCGCCGGGATCGGTTCAGGGAGCTGGACGGGCACGGGGTTCCTCCACCAATACGACGCCGCCTGTTTCAACGAGCCTCTGAAAGTGATCGGCGATCTCCTGCATCATCACAATCTCACGGTGGCGCGCGTCTGTTAGGCCTCTCTTCGTGTAGACCGCCTTGCGGAGCGCAACCTCGCGCCGGGCGCAATCGAGCAGTTGCTGATTGGTGAAGGCCATCAGAGGCTCGAAATTCTGGCGGGCGCGCGCACGTCCATGAGATACGCGCGCGTTTTTCGCCATTTCGGCTCGCCGGTTTTCTTGTAAGTCGCGCCTCCCTGCCGCTTGCCCATCGCTCGATGCGATGGCTGAATGGCCGACAGCCAGTACATTCCTTCGTCAAATGTGCCGTGGCGGTCGAAGCTGACGATCTGTTTGCGGAGAGGCGCCCGCACCCTGTAGCGGGTCCACTTGTCCGCGCCTTTGAACCGGACATAGGCGGTTGACAGATGAACGATCGCCTCGGCGAAGACGCAATGGTAGGGGTTCTTCCTCCGATTGCTGATCGTGGTTTCGGGCAGAACCTCGATCTCCATACCCTCGTCGGCGTTGACGATGTCGGTGTTCTTCATTTCTCGACTCCCTCTAGCATTGGAACAGACGCCTGTCTCTCATACTCAAGCTTGAGCGGCTCCCTCACCCGCTCCCACACTGTCGAGCCGTCCGCCGTCACGATATTGGCGAGGAACGCCTCCTCGACCGTCTCGATGCCGCTCGCCACGCTTTCGAGCTTGGCCTTGATCACCAGCATCAAGGCCCTCCACCGCCTCATGTCGGGCTGGCCTTCGTTGTCGTGCATGATGAAGCGGATCAGGCGCTCTTTCAGCTTGAACGCGACCATCGCCTTGCCGCGGTCGTCCCACCCGGAAATGTAAGCCTTGCCGCTATGGTTGCGGATGACGCGCTCGATATCGGAGCGGGTTTTCGGCACCGGCACCTTGGTCCGCTTGGCGTACTGATACTGGCGCACGCTCATTGCTTATCCTCGGCGTCGGCGATGTCGTACCAAGCCTTTTGCTGGGCGAGACTGATCTGCACCAGATCGTCGCCCTCCAGACTGTCGAGCCAGCGCGAGAACGCCTTGCGGCCCTTCTTGGCCATGGCCTCGCCGCGCTCTTTCAGGGGCAGCTCTTTCATCTTGCGCGCGCCGGAGGCCTGTCGCGCCTCCGGCGCCGTCTCGGCGGGTGGTCCCGGGGGGCTAGGGGATATTTCACCCGCGGAGCTTGGAGCGGGGCTGGAGGCCTCTCGTGACGCGGGCGAAGCCTCCAACTCCGCATCCGGCGGCGGCCCGGCGAAGGGCTCGTCGTCGGAATAGAGTGGCGCGGCCTCCGCACTGCGTGAGACGGAAGCCGCGCCGTTCTGAGGGTCAGGAGTCGAAAGCCCACCCCCAGAGTCAATCTCGCCTGTCTCGGGATCGAACCCGCCAGCGAGGAAATCCAGTCGGTCAGAAAGCGCCTTTGGCGCTGCGATCTTGGTCGTCGCGCCGGTCGCCCGGTCGCTGCCATCCACATTATAGAGGGTATCGTCGCGCTGAAGAAGCGCTATGAGATCCGTAGAGGCAGGAAGTGTTTTGGCATGGCGGCGAGCGACAGTTTTTTTGCCCATTTCCCCGAAGCGTTTTACCCAAGCGGGGGAGAATTGGCCGGTTTTCTTGCTTTTTCGAGCATAGGTATCCCGAACATACTCAACTTCCTGCGCCGCCATTACATCGCGCGATTTCAGTCCATTCGTGAAAGTGACGATTGAATAAAAGTGTGTGACTTCCCCCGGATTGGCGTGCGCGCGCAGACGCTCGCCAAATTGTTCGTCGGCTTCGTCAGACATGCGAGTAAGCGGCGTCGGTATCCAAGGCTTATGCGCCACGAAGGGATCGTCGCCCAATTGGAAGTCAAATTGATCCTTGGCGTGAACCTCTCCTAGTTCCCATTTGGCGATCTCGCCTGAATTGCGAGCCTTGATCATGATTCCCTGAACCATAGGAACCCAAGTGACCTTGCCGTCGAAGGCGACCAACGCGCCTTGTCGCCCATCAGGAACGAGCCCGTCTTGCGCGGCTTGCATGCAAGCATTCCACAAAGATCGACGATCACAGTTGAGAAGCTCTGGATTGCGTTGAATCGCCGTCATCACAACCCGCACGAATCGGTCAACGGGGATTTGCGGTGGCAGCGCCGCCTGAAATTGATGTTTTCGGTGACCCAATTCTTGCGGGAATGTCAATTCCTTGGTCATCGCATCGTCTCCCATTGCACACGCGCATCACATGCCGTTGTGAAGGAAGGAAAATAACCCAGATGCACGACTCGATTCTGTGTGCAGCCATAGGCAACCCATCGTTTATGTTGCCGTGACCACCTTACGCCCCTCCTGCCGCTCGTGTTATTCCTAGCAGGCGGCATGGATAGTCGCCTGTTTTCTTGCTGCTCGCGCCTAGTGGCCCAACGACAATTATCAGGAGCGTATGGCTTATTGTTATCCAGTCTATCGAGCGTATACTGTGGAGATGGTTTCCGTCCCATATCTGCGAGAAAATTGGCATAACTTGACCATCGCTCGCAGATCGTGATTCCACGGCCTCCATAGTTTGCAAAACAAGGATGCGCCTTGCTAAGACAGCGTATCCTCATATTAGCCCACGAACTGTATTCTGGCGTTCTGGGAGTGGCTTCTCCATGTTTGCGCTTGAATGTCATTGGTTTTCGACTCCTTCTTCTTCCACAAAACCTTTGGGTCTGACCACGCGATAAGCCTTGCGGGTATAGGCGATCTTCGCCTCCTTGACAGTCATCGCAGTCACGATCTGCTCGACCTCCTTGCCCCATCGGGCTACCGCGGCATTGCCCATCCGGCTCACGATCTGGGCGTCGATGGGCGTGCGCTCCTCGGCCGCCTCGCGGCCGCGCTTCTCGATCGCGGCCAGCTTCTGCCGCGCCTTGATGAGCCCGGCGAAAACCTGATCGGACGACAGGTCGACTGTGGATCCGCTGTCATCGCGGTGAAGGTCGAGGAACAGGGCCGCGTCCCGGCCCCAGTCGGGAGGATACGGCTCGTTGTCCCTGACCCTGCGCCAGAAATCCTCCGCGAGCCGCTCGATGGTGCGGATCAAGTGCATCTTGAGCGGCACCTGAATCAGCGGCACGTCGACATCCCACACGAGGGGAAAGACGGCGGCCCATGTCGCGCCGCGGAAATAGGCTTCCTGCGAGGCTTGGATGGCCACCCAGTCGGGGGCGACCACCTCGCCTTCGGGATTGTGCCAGTATTTCTTCCAAGCCCACTGGCCGACTGTCTTGATCTGGATCACGCCGACGCCATGGCCGAGCGCAGTCGTATCCAGCAGAGTGTCGACGTCCACGTCGGGCGTCGCCCCGAGCCGCGTCTCATCGTCCCAGTAGTACCTCCGCCCGCGGTGGATCGACCACTTCGGGTTTTCCTCGCGCAGGATGTCGATGGCGGTGCGCTCGAAATGGCGCCCGCGGCGCTTGACCAGACTGTCGTCGTCCTCCTCGATAAGCCCGCTCTTGAGGGCCCATAGTTTGTACGCAGTGAGGAAAGGATGGACGCCGAAGAGCGCGGCGATCTCGGACGCGCCAAGGTTCTTCTTGCGCCATCCGAGCCACCGCGCCCGGTTCGTGATCGCCCGCGACTGAATCAAGCATTGCCCCGAAAGTTAACGGGGAGGACGAGCGCCGCCCTCCCCCGGTCAAGCCGTGCCGCTAGCTGCTAAGGCAAGGGCCAACGCGCGCACTGGCCAGAGCCTACGGTCCGACCGATTCGCCGCTCCATCTTGCATCAAACGCTAGATGCGAGGCAAGCGGATTTTTGCGTTGTCGGCAAACTCCGATGGGCGTACAAATGATGCATGACGCTCGCCCAGTGGCTCAAAGAGAACCGCATCTCGCCAGAGACCTTCGCGGCGACAATCCACGTTCATCCCGTGACCATCTATAGATGGATCAAGCCGCCCGGTGACAATGAAGCCAGAATTCCCAAAAAGCAGAATTTATTGAAAGTCGTTCGCGGGACCAACGGTCAGGTCCGCATCGAGGATTTTTTCCAGATCAGCGCGCCGCGGCCAGCATCGAAGCGGAGTCCCATACCAGAGCCCGCGGAATGATCGATGCGCGTCATGGGGATCGATCTCGGTGTGTCGGGAGCCATTGCGGTTCTAACGCTTGAGGGCGCTCTCGATTCGGTCCATGACATGCCGGTGTTGCGCGACGGGCCGAAAGGTCGCGCCACGGTAAATCCCCAACTTCTCGCGCAACTTATCGCGGCTGCCCATGTTGACAAAGTCTTTGTCGAGTGGGTCGGGCCGCGGCCGGGGGAAGGAGCTGTAGGAGCCTTTGCATTTGGTCGCGCCCGCGGTGTTGTCGAGGGCGTTTGCGCCGCTTTAAGCATTCCAGTGCAATTTATCACGGCGCCTAAATGGAAGCGTCTTATCGGCATCCCGCCGGGAAAAGACGGCGCCAAAGACGCGGCGCGCGGCGAGGCAGTTCGTCGATTCCCCGATAAAGCTAATTTGTTTGCCAGAAAAAAGGACGATGGGCGAGCTGACGCCTTGTGTTGCGCTATTGCCGGTCTTATGATCGATGCCCAACAAGGGCTTCGACAATGAATGTTTTCTTCGACCTATCAGGCCAACGCTTCGGTGCATGGTATGTCGACACTTTAGCAAGCCGACCTCCAGCGGCATGGAATTGCATTTGTGGTTGCGGCGCTAGGCGCGTGGTTTTAGCTAATTCATTAAGAAGCGGTAGATCAACGAATTGCGGTTGCCTGCAATATGCTGCGTTATCAGCACGTCAATATAAACATGGTCATAGCAAAAAGGGACGCGAGACGCCTGAATACCATGCGTGGAAACACATTATTCAGCGATGCGGGAATCCAGCGCGTTGGGATTTCAAATATTATGGGGGCCGTGGAATCAAAGTCTGTGAACGGTGGTCGAGTTTTAAGAATTTCCTCACCGATATGGGGTCGCGCCCTTCCCCGGAGCTGACGCTGGATCGCATTGATGTTGATGGGGACTACGAGCCGAGGAACTGCCGGTGGGCGACCCGCAAAGAACAGACAGCAAATCGTCGGCCGTTTAAGCAAATTTTCTTACGCGGCGCCGACGCTGGACAAGCCAAGCTCTCTTGGGATGACATTCGGGAAATTCGCGCGCTTGCGGGGTCGATGTCGCAGCGACTGATCGGTGAGCGCTTTGGCGTTTCCCAATCGAATGTTAGCCAAATCGTTCGCGAGGTGACTTGGCGATGAGCCATTTCGCCGCCCTCACCGGAAGCGTCACGCTGGAGTTCATCCGCGACACGCTGAACGACGAGGCGGCTAGGCGCGAGCAGAACCACCGCATCGCCGAGAGGCTGTACGGCACGGGGCGCGGCAGCGCCAGCCATCCCAGCGTGCGGAAGCTCCACGCCATCAAGGCCGCAGCCGACGTCTTCACCCACCTGATCGCCGAAGGGCAAAGGGCGACGACCGACAAGAAGCCCCTGCCCGAATGGTTGAGCACGGTCGTACGACAGGCGCGCGCCTCGATGGTGGATAGCGGGGACAACGAACAAAAGAGCGGTAGGGACGAGACTGATTGATTTTAGAACTCCCGGGAGCAACGCGGGGGAGGAAGGTCTTTGCGCGTGGCCGAGAACCATGTGTGGCGGCAATGGTTCGACACTGCCAAGGCGGCCGACATCAGGGCGGTGGCGCTCCAGTTCGGCTGTCGACTGAAGAAGATCGGGGCGGCGGAATACGCCGGGCCCTGTCCGGTCTGCGGTGGCGTCGACAGGTTTAGCGTTAACGCCCAGAAGGGCGTCTTCAACTGCCGCAAGTGCGAGAACAAGGGCGACGTCATCGACCTCGTCCGCTTCATCGCCCAATGCGACACGAACGAGGCGATCGAGCGCATAACCGGGACATCGCGGCCCAACGGCGCAGGCGGCGAGCAGCTGCGGGAAGCGCCGCCCCCGCCAGATCCTGATCGCGTTCCCAACGACCAGAAAGCGGTCCTCGACATCATCCGCCGGGCGCAAGCGCTCGATGGCACCCACGCCGACGAATACCTCCGCAAGACGCGAGGCCTCAATCCGCCGCGGCGCATGGTCGGGGACTTGCGTTTCGTGCGAGAACTGGAATATTGGGGCCAGACTGCAAACGGTGCAAACGAGACCGTCATGCTGGCGGTTCTGCCTGCGCTCGTGGCCGTCATCCGCGACTACACCGGGACGCTCATTCAGGGCGCCGCCATCACCTATCTCGACGCCAAGGAGCCGCGCAAATGGCGCCCGACCGGCTCGTCCGCCAACTCTCCCAAGAAAGTCCGCGGCGAGAAGCAGGGCGGGCTCATCCGGCTCGGGCCGCTCGGCGATCCGCTGGCGATCGGCGAGGGCTGGGAGAACGTCCTAGCCTTCTGGCAACTGGGTCTGGGGCCTGAAGAGATGGGCCTCGCCGCCGCTGTCGATCTTGGCAATATGGCGGGCCGCGCGCTCGCCACCGTCGCCCACAAGGCGAAATTCGACGCTGCGGGCAAGCCCGCGCGAATCCCCGACGGGCGCCGTCCAGACCCGCACCATCCCGGGGCCATCCTGCCTGATGGGGTCACTCAGGTGATCCTGATCGCCGATAACGATTCCGAGAGCTACTTGACCGCGGCCAAGCTCGCCGTCGCCACAAATCGCTTCATGGCGCAGGGGAAGGCGGTCGCTATTGCGTGGCCGGAAGCAGGCATGGACTTCGACGACATGGTGATTCGGGACGGCTCGTGAGTGAAATTCGGATCGAGATGAGCGCCCTTCCCGACCAAGGCCTTTGCGCCCATGCTCGGCGGCTTCTGGCGAGCGGAGAGGCAACCCGCGGCGATAAACTCGTCGGGCTCAGAGGGGGCAAGTCGGCATTAAGCGGATCGGTCGGGTGGTTTGCCGACCATACCGTTCGTGAGAATGCAAACGTGGGACCGATGTTCGTGCGCTGGAGGCCATTTCCCGATGTGCGGCGCCGCGATAGGGCGGCCTCGGGCGACCCGGAGGCAGAATGACCTTCCCCGCCGTCATCGAGCATCCTGTGGGGATCGAGGCGGGCGAAGATTTCCTGCGCCGCATCGGTTGGATTTTCGAGGAGCAGTACGCCACCAAATTCGGAGCGATCCACATGGACGAGCTGGATGCACCCGGCCCAGAGCACAAATGGCTCATCCGCAACTGGCTCTCCGAAAACGACCTCTCGGTCATCGCTGGCGCGTCCCGCTCGGGCAAGAGCTTCCTCGCCCTCAATATCGGCGTCTCGGTCGCTTCCGGCGTCGATTTCTTCGGCCATCCGGTGCGGCAGATGGGCGTCGTCTATCAGGCTGGCGAGGGCACCCTCGGGGTTAAGAAGCGCCTCCGCGCCCACCGGCTATTCCATCAGCTCGACTGGAGCGACCGCAAGAAAATGCCCTTCGTGCTCTTGCAGAAGAGCGTCGATATCTACCGCGACACGAAGAACACCGACGCCCTGATTGAGGAGATCAACGGTCATGCGGAGGAAATGGCGTTCCCACTCGGCTTGGTGACGATCGACACGCTCGCCACCGCGACGGTCGGGGCCGACGAGATCTCGGGCAAGGACATGGGCATCGTCCTCGCCAACGTCAAAAAGATTCGGGAGAAGACCGGCGCCGCGGTCTGCCTCGTGCATCATCTCAACGCGGGCAACGAGAGAGTCAGAGGGCATACATCGATCTACGCCAACGTCGATCAGGTCCTTCTCGTCAAGCGCGACGAGACGACCAAGGTGAGGACGGTCATCCTCGACAAGCAGAAGGACGAGGACGAGGGCGTCCAGCTCCAGTTCGAACTGAAACAGGTTCTCCTCGACTACGAGGAGGACGGCAAGACGCCGATCACCTCGTGCATCTGCCTGCCGCTCGCGGAACGCGAGGCGATCCGGCGCGTCGAGGAGCTGAAGGGCTCGCGGCTTAGTCTGAGCGGCGAATTCTTCATGAAGGCCTTTTTCGAGGCTGAGCGCCGCTACGGCCAGCCGGTGCCTCTCGACGTCACCGTGCCTCAAGGCGTCCGCCAGATCGTTCTCTGGGAGGACGTGAAGCGCGCCTATTGCGACATGAGCCCGCCAGACGATTCGCCTGACGAGATGATCAGTCAGGAGAAGAAGGACGCCCGCTATTTCGAGAGCATGAAGAAGAAAACCGAGCGGCGCCGCGAGGAACTGGTGGTCGAGGGCGTCCTCGGCAGCGTGAAGATCGAGGGCCGTGTCCATTGCTTCTGGACCGGGAAGCCCCTCCGCGCCTTCGCCCAGACCCAGCCCAAGCGCGAAGAGCGCGACGAAGGCGAGCCGGTCGAATGGTGAAGCAAATCGACTATGTCAGCGACGAGCACAAGCTCGCGGCCAAGAAGCTCGCCGACAAATACGTCGGCCGCGAAGGCGAGCCGCCGTGGGTCGTGGGCCGCGCCAAGGCCGGGCGCCTACAAGACCTGAACGATGACGACCGGCAGCATCTCCGGTTTTGCCTCGACGTCATCCGAAAGGGGCTTATGTCGCCTATCGCGAACCGAGAGGGGGCGAACGCCTGCCTCGACTTCGTCGTCGCGGTTATTGATCGCGATTACAATCTCTATCGCGGAGGCCCGCCGCCCGCATGAACAACCCTTCCGATCTCTCCCGCCTGCCCCAGCCGGTGCAGTTCGCTCTCGCCGAATTCGAGCTTCGAATTTGGCGCGCTCTCGAGAAGGATGAAAATCTCGATCTCGACGTCACGCTCGAATTTCAGGTCACCCGCAAAGGCGTTCCCAACGTGCCGCATGTCGAGAACTACCAGCTCGACATCAAGCTCAGAAAGACATGACGATGATCGACGACCGCCCCGCTATCGACGCCCCCGAGCCCCCGGCGCTCCAGCCCTACCAGCTCGCCATGGTCGAGATGCTGGAGAGCGCCTTGGCCAAGGCCCGCGCCGGGCAGATGCTCGCCTGCGCCATAATCGAGGTCGTTCCCGCGGGCTACCCTGTCTGGGGCCATGTCGCCGGGGTCGGCGCCAACGCCCTCATCACGGGCGCCGCCTGCTTCCAGTGGGAGCTGATCGGCAAGACGCTCCATCCGCCGGTCATGCCCATGCCGCCACCGCCGCCGGAAGGATTCAAGCATTGATCAGGGCCGCGATCGTCTGCGCCGCGGTCCTCGCGGGCTGCAATTCAGACCGGCCGCAAGTCCTCGACGTCGGCGACAGGGACGAGGTCGTCACCCTGCCTGGCGGCGGCGCGCTTCTCATCCGCCGGGCTCTTCAACAGCAGCAGGAGGATCAGTGCTGGGTGCGGGCTCGGGGCTTCCGGGGCTTCGTGCCGATGCCCTGCTCGCTCGCGGAGACTGCTCGGCCTTGAGTAGCGGACCATGCTCGACGCCAGCCAGCGGGCTCCAGGGATCAGCGGCGAGCGAAAAAGTACGTTATCAACTCCCAGAGACTTCAGGTGGATGGAGCGTAATTTACGCAGATCCGCCGTGGCACTTCAAAACCCGCTCCGACAAGGGGCAGGGCCGGTCGCCGAGCCGACATTATCGTACGATGAGCTTCGATGAGATCGCCAAGATGCCGGTCGCCGACATCGCGGCCAAGGACTGCCACCTCTGGCTATGGACGACAGGGGTAAACCTGATCCAAGCCTTCCATGTGGCACGTTGCTGGAAATTCCGCTACAGCGCGCTTGGTTTCGCTTGGGTCAAACTTAAGCGAGTCGATAATCCGCAGTTCTTCTTCACCGAAGCAGATTTTGTGATGGGACTCGGGATGACAACCCGGCACAATGTCGAGCTTTGTCTCCTGTTCCGGCGCGGCAATCCGAAGCGGCTCGCCCGCGACGTGCGTGAGTTGATCGTGGCGCCTGTCAGGCGTCATTCCGAAAAACCAGTTGAGGCTTACGACCGTATACAACGCTACTGCCCCGGCCCCTATTTGGAATTGTTTGGACGTCAATCTCGGCCTAACTGGACTGTGTGGGGAGAAGAAGCTACGAAATTCGACCATGAATAAACTGCCATCGTTAGAATATTTAGGCGAATGCTTTGAACTGGATGCGAAGGCTGGGACACTTCGCTGGAAAACTCGACCGCGCTCGCATTTCCGCACCGACCGTGGTTGGCGCAGTTTCAATTCGCAACGAAGCGGGAAATTGGCAGGAGTGCAGTCTGGGGAAGAATATCTTCTTATTTGCATCGGCAAGCGGCTCTTCAAGGTTCACCGCATCGTTTATGCGCTTGCTTATGGGGCGCTTCCAGAGCGAGAAATTGATCATCGTGATGGTAATCGCGCCAATAACCGGCCATCGAATCTGCGGGAGGCGACATCTACTCAGAACAAGCTGAATAGTCGTGGCTGGGGTCGGCTTGGGATTAAGGGCGTTTATCGCAAAGGGCCGGGCTATGAAGCCAAACTTCGCGAACCCGGCGGGAAAACGGTTTATTTGGGCACTTTCGGTTCGGCTGAAGAAGCGAAGACCGCTCATGTTGAAGCGACCACTCTTTTTCACGGAGAATTCGGCAACGCTGGCCGATGAAGCGGCAGAGCCTTGAGAAGCTCGTCGGCGCATTCCAGAAGGACCCGCGCCTCGGCGAGGTGAAGGGCCTTCTCGGCCGCGTCGTTGACGCTCGCGTCCTCATCGATCTCGTTGGCGGCCTCGGTATGGAGCGCGGCTTGTCTAGCCCATTCGACGGCGAGGTAACTGGGTTCGACGCGAGGCGGCGGGTTGCCCATGGCGCGGGATAGCTCTCGTTGCGCCCTGTCGGGATCGTGGGGCGGACCAGCCCAATGCCGGTTGCTGGCGCAGTACATCAGTTGATCGGGGTGCGAGTAGACCGCGCCGCAGTCGCAGACGAGCCGGGTCATCGCGACCTCGCCAGAACTGATTTCACCCCCTGATGGCTGATCTCGATGCCGTTGGCGCGCGCCGCCTCGGCGATGCGCCTCAAGCTCATCCCCGCTTCCTTGCCCTCGTGGATGGCCTTGATGGCCTCCTGCTGGGCCGCATCGGCGATGAGATCGCCAGCCTTGTTCTTCCTCCAACCGAACGGCACGGCGCCGCCAAGATAACGCCCGCGCGCCTTCTGGTCGGCCTTGACCTGACCCACCCGCTCGCGGATGCGGTCACGCTCGGCCTCGGCGAAGGCGGCGGCGATCGTCAGGAAGAGCTTGGAGAGCCCGTTAGAAATGTCGCCGCCCAGATCAAGAAGATGAAGGGAGATGCCTCGTTTTCTCATATTCTCCACTACTTGGAGGGCGTCGAGAGCGGAGCGGAAGATTCGATCCAGCTTAGATACAAATACGAGATCGCCCTCTTTGAGCTTGGCAACCAAAGCGCTACCTGCCGGTCGCTCAGCAAGCGGCACGGAGCCGGAGACACCTTCCTCAACAATAATCTCATCAAGAGGGAGGCCTTTCATAAGGCAGTACCCTTCAATCTGCCGACGTTGGACCTCTAAACTTTCGCCTTCATGGACCTGCCTTGCGGTCGAAACGCGCAGATATGCATATGTTGTCATTTGCCTTTTTCCTCTTCTCGCACGAATTGTCGGAAGGAATGAAGGCGTTTCTTTGCGTCTCGATAAGCTGCGCTGGCGTCTTCACGGTCAACGAAGCGACCAAGATATTCCCTGCGTTTGTTGTGGTTGATATAGGCTAGAAACGCAATCGAAACCTCGCCCTCGCCCACGTTCTACTCCTGTCAAAGTGACGCCGCACTATGACAGTCGTTTGCATCAAATGCAAGTCTTTTTTCGGCGCCTAGCAGATGGTGCGTGAGACGCATAGCGCCGTCAGTCCACCTACGGCGCCTTCGAAGGTCGCCATTTATGGCGCCCCGTACAGCGTCCAAGGCAACCACCACCACACCGCATAGACCGCCCAGAGACCGAGAACCGCGCCCGCAGCCACGGCGGGAAATGCGGCGGCGCCGAGCATGACCCAATCCCGCCGGGTGTAGTCTCTGAATTCGAATCCAAGCGCTTCAAGCATAACGACTCCTCCTGTAGCCAAGCAGCATCAATCCAAGCAGCATCATCGCCCATGTCGATGACTCGGGAACCGCGGCGCCCTCTACTATTGATCCGCCATACCCCGGCGGGAAAATCCCGTCGCTGAGAGCGTCGAGATCATCGGGGCCTTCGGTGTCGCCGGGCGGATCAGGCCCGAAGATGCTGCCGACGCCCGCATTGTACAGGGCCTTCCCTATCGCCGCGTTGAGGGCGTCGAACGCGGATTGTTGCAGTGTCGCCATTGCATCGTCCACGGCTTGATCGCCAACATCCACGATTGCGTTGCCAACCCCGCCGTTGGCGATCTCGATGGCCGCCAAAATCATGGACGCTTTGTCTAGATTCGACTCCATAGTAGCCAGCCCAACTGCGAATAGAGCAAGGTTCGCAAGGTCTTTTTCGGTGATGTCGTTGTTGATGATGGAGAGATAGCTTGCGGCGTCCGTAGCGTCGTTGAACCCGCCGATGATCGGCACGAGCGGCCCAGCGTCGAACTGAACGGAGCCGCTGGAGTTGCCAGAGATGCCCCACGGCGCGTTGTATTGAAGGATCAAGAGGCCGGTTGGGGATGCGATGGAGGCGTTGACCGTGTCGATTTCCTTCATCAGGCTCGTGATCGTGTAGGGCGCGAAAGTCGGATCGCCGGGGTTCTGATCGGTGAGCGCCCAGCCGCTGACGGTCGATCCATCGGGCAACGTGTACGTCTGGGGCGGAGAGAATGTCTCCGGGGTTGCTCCCGCTTGCTTGAGCAAGATGCCGTAGGCGTCGGAGGGCGGACTGCCGATGTCCGTCACATGCCACGTTGTCGTGGCTGGAACGTAGGAATAGAACCACGGATCAGCCTTGAGCGGCCCAGGCAGCGCAATGACCAAAGCCGCAATGGCGATTTTCCTCATACCCATTTCCTCCGCAACCACCTTGCATCATATGCAAGATTGCGCGGACTGCAACTAGCAAATTTGGGGAGGTCAGTGAAAGCGGCGCGCTAGGCCAATCGCCCATCCGCCAGCAATCAGGCATGTCGCGATGATGAACATGACCCACGTCACCAAATGCTGAGGGCCGATAAAGAACGGCAGAACGAATTTGGCGAAAAACGCGAACCCGAGAGCGATCATGCCGTTCCAGACGAGCTTCGTATCGGCGTCGTCGCGGGCGAGGAAGGCGCGCAGGCGTTTCATCTTCCCCCGTCAAAAAAGTGGGAGCCCGGCCCCTTGGCGGCGAACCGGGCTCCCTTTCGCGGCGCGCAGGGGCAAACTTTTGCTGTCGGCTAGGCGGTAATGGGGATTAACCGCCAGCCCAAGCCGCGAACCTTCAAACTACGCGATCGAGATCGTTCCTCTCTTCTTCGCCGCGGCAAGGCCCAAAAGCCCGAAGCCCATGAGCACCATCGCCCATGTTCGCGTTTCCGGCACGCTGGCGACCTGACCGGGAACACTGAACTCGATCTGCTTGTATTCGTCCCACGAGCCTGACCCGGCGAGGATCGGCGCCCCGGTCGAGGTCACGTCACCCGCATACGCAAAGGCGCTGGTAACAAATACACCGGGATCGTTGTTCTCGTCGAAGCCAAGCACCCCGATGTCGTTGTTGGTCGAGAAGCCGGTGAACGTATGGATGTCCTGAGTGCCGTCGCTCAGATTGACCACCACGCTCACGTCGCCATTCCACGTCCCGGCCCCGGTGACGATGCTTTCCGCCAGTTGGCCCCGAAACAACTCGCCGTCAAAGCCAAGAAACGGCGTCATGGTCGAGGGGATGGTGGACGGCACAATCGGCGTCGCCGTGTAGCCGCTCACATCGTCCATGATCGACTTGAAGTTGGCGAAGCCGTTGCCATCGGTCGAGGCGTCAAAGCCGGTGCCGGTGGAAGTAAACGATATGTTCTGGTTGACGGCGGCCTGACTGTTCTTGGCGAGCGAGCCGGTGATGGTCGTGCCGCCGCCGACTCCGTCAACGAACATCTTCACGTCGTCGCCGTCGTTGGCTTGAGAGTCGGACGTACACGACAGAAAGTGAAGGTTCGCGGTCGAGCCTGCGACGGTAGTGCATCCAGCGGCGTAGGCCGCCGATGTCGGCAGTGCGGCGAGCATGACGCTCGCCAGAAGAATGCGTTTCATGTTCTTAATCCCCAGTAGAAGCTGGCGAGGGCGACGCCGACAGCGACGCCCAAGCCAAACCAGAACAGAGCCAAAAGTCAGACGGCGAAACGCGCCGAACGCTTACGTAACCCGATCAGCCCCAGCATGGCGAAGCCGATAAGCGCCATCGCCCATGTCCGCGTCTCGGGGATGGCGGCGCTGAACCCGGGATTGGTGCTCGTGCCGTCATTGATCATCGAGACGTTGCCGGGCACGACACTGAGCCCGTTGGTGTCGATCTGGTAGAAGGCTGTCGTGAACCCCGCTCCCAGCGAACCGTTGAAGCCCACCGGCCCCTCGCTGGTCCGGTCGACGCTCAAAGGCAGAACGCCACCCGAGCCGGTGATGATGCCCGCATCAGTGGAAAGCCCGGTGAAGTCGGACGCCGTGACCCGGTCAATCGACTCGGTCGAACCCGCATCGCTTGTCACCTGAATGATGAGCGTCACGTCACCCGCTCCAAAAGCGTTGTCTGGATTCGAGTAAGCCCACTCGGAATAAACGCCAGAGAAGTCGTTGTGCGTCGCGGTATTGAGTGTCGACGCAAACGGCTGGTCAATGATGCTGTTCAGGAGCACCGAGCTGCTGTTGAGAAGCAGATTGTCGGGCGTGCAGCAGTCCGACGCTGTCGGCGGAACGAGGAGAGACGCGAACGCTGGAGACGCAAAACTCAGTACCGCCGCGGAGGCCGCGGCGAGGAGGTAGGTTCTCATGATGAAGTCCCCTAACTGGACGCGAGGCACCTTGCCCCGCAAAAGCCATCTTGCATGAACTGTATTTCATTCGCAAGACATTTTTTGGCAATGATAAAAAACGGCCCCGCGCCGGGCTAGAGCGGGGCCGCCAAGGATCGATCATTCAGGGGCCTCTAGTCTGACTTGTGACCGTGGTCGGAGTCAATGTGTCGCAGCGGGCCGCCGATCGCCTGCCAGCGGTCGCTGTAGAGGGCCTTGCGCTCCCAGATGCCGAGCGTGGCCCCTTGGTCGGTGTCGGCGAAGTCGGCGAGCCCATGGTCGGCGACGGCTTGCATGAGGCGCATCTCGCAGTCGCTGAGATGGATGCGCCAGCCGCGGCGCAATCGTACGACCATCATGAGAACTGCTCCCTTAACCAGTCACCATCCCCCAAGACCATTGCCGATCTGACGCCCGCGACGGTGAGCACAATGCGCTCGATCCGCTGTTGCTCGGGAATGTTGGTCGGCCACAGTCTCCGTTCTCTCCCCAGCAGCCACAGCGCCGCGTGCTCGGCGCAGCAGAAGGCTGGGCGTTCTTGGTTCTTGTAGTTGACGGTCACCTCGACAGTTTCGTTCTGGCATTCGGGAACTGCTCCACGATTTGACCGGCGGTATTGCGGATATGGACGCGGCGCGCGCCTTCGTGCTTGACAGCGAGATGCGCGTACCGCCGCGCTTGCGACCAACTGTCGGTCGCGTACAGGATTTTCCACGACGCTGACGCCCCGGGCGCCCGGATGGGCGCCGTGACGTGAAAGCGCTTTTCCTGGCCAGCTGTCGTGCCGCCTCCCGCCGCAGGCGCCACCCTGATCGTCCACTCGGCCGCGGCGCCGCCTCCGCCTCGGTAGAGGCCGTCCCGCGCGAGCGAGCGCCGGATGTCGGCCGCCTCGTCGTCGTCAATGCCGTACACGTTTGCTTCGAAGAACTCGCGCAGCGTCAGCGGCAGTTCCTCGACGCCGTCGATCACGATCAGAGTGGCGTCGGTGAGGAACCGGCCGTTGTTTTCGATAAGCGGCGCCGCGGGGAGATCGAGCGGCAGGACGACGCCGTCCGCGCGGCGCCAGTGCGTGGCGGGATCAGCCGTCTCGGTGACGCGCCAAGCGCTCGGGACCGTCCAGCGCCAGAATTTCTCCTCGCCCCAATCGTGCGCTTGAGTCTGCCGCGGGAAGCGGAGGTGGTTAGAGTGCCAGCCGCCGACATCCTTGAATTCGACTTTCCAAGACATTTTCGACTCCTTCGTTGATGAACTCATGGGCGCTGCGTGAAGGCACGCAGAAGGCCGCCCGACTATCCTCCTGCATCTTAGTTTCCGCTCGCTCGCATTGTTTGGGCTGGGTCACTTGAAACCGCTTGCCCATGTTGATCCGCACCGGGCTCATTGCTCGGGCTCCATCCCCTCGCCGCAGTCGCCGCAGATGAGGTGCGCGTCGGGCTTCGCCCATGCGTTCTGCTGGCACTGCGGACAGGTGTACTTGGTCTTGCTGGCGGCTTTTCGCTTCGCCCGCGCCTCGTCCCTGCAAGAGGCTATCGCGGAGATGGGGTGCGGAAAGGTCGGTCATGGATTCGACTCCTGTTTGTGGCGGATTCACTCTAGCAGATCATGCAAGGCGTGTCAACTTACTTGCTGCGATGGCGGATGGTTGCTGAATGGGTGCAATTGCTCCTTGGCTTTCAAATACGCCTGATGCGCCTCCTCTTCGGTTCCGAAATTTCCCAGATGCTGCGCCGGTCGGAGCGTCCATAAAAGGGACGTCAGGCGGTACACCAGAGGGACAAACACACACTTTTATACTCTTATGGGGCGCCCTCTGGCTCGACCGGATCGTCGTGGCCATGAAGCGCCTTCGCCATCTGAACCCGGCTCTCGCACAGGTCCGCCTTGATCCTGAAGGCCGACTGCAAGCTCGCTAGAGCCACCTCCACCCCCAAGATCAGCCACTGCTCCCGCGTATCATCGATGACCTTGGCGGCCTCCCGGTAGGCCCAGCAGGCCCCCTGATCGGCTGCGGCCTGAAGCAGAGCTTTCCCCCGCTCTTGCGCCCTAGCCCTGTCCATGGGCTTCCCTGCGCTTCCTCTCGCCCTCTTCAAGCGCGAGCGTCTCGATCTCGGCCCGCACCCCATGGGCTGCTGCTCTCTGGCGAAAGACCCGGGCGAGGCTAATCAGCATTTCCAGCGCGTCCTTCGCCTTCATCACGTGATCGTCCCGCCCCTCGGTCACTTCCTTCGGCGCCGCCGCAATCCATCCCTCGACGATCTCTGCCGCGTCCTCGTAGGCGCACCGAGCGCCCACGTCCTTCGCCGCCTCAAGCATTCGCACCTTGGTCAAGGATGCCTCGCCACGAGGTCGCCCAGTTGCCAGACCGCCACAAACAACAGAAGAAGGACGAGGATCGACCAGACGACCGCCCACGCCCGAGCCCGCTCCATCCTGAACAGCTCGTCTTGCCAGTTTCGCGCCATTTTCGCCTCCCGCTACAAAGCGGCCTTACAGCCTCACAGACGGCTGCCTTATTTGCCCCTCATCTGCATACCATGCAAATTTAACCCCTGCCAGCGGCCTTCCTAGACAATCCTAGCCTAATACCGTCTTTCATTCGGGTACGTATTTTGGGTCATTTTGGGCGGCTCGATATGCTTCCAGATCATAGCTCGCTGCATAGGTTCGTGAAGTGCTTTGATTTTGTTATGCTTTAGTCATGCTGGCTTCCCAACGTGCGAGCTTACGAAGAGTGCGTTCCCACTTCAGTTCTTTGTTTATTCGACGACGCAGCCCGCGGCTTGCGCTATCTGAGAGCGCTATTCGCCGCTCGCGTGCTGCCTTGAACCCCGGCTTAGACCAGTTCATTTTTGAGCGCCTTTGCTCACGCCGGGTCCAACCAGCCTCTTGAATGTTCTCACTCACAGTGCAGATGCGGACATTGCCAAGCTCGTAAGCCCCACAATCCCCGTTGCGAGCTAGGACATATTGTCCTCTCCGATTGCCCCGTTCGTGCCAGTGGCTTTCCCAAAGCCTCCACCACTGATCGAATGTTAATCTCCACTCTACGCCCCGGCGCAGGCGATCGCCGCGATTGGCCTCAAACGCCTTTCGGACCTTTGCGGCGTCGATCATCCCTTCCGCCGCCTTTCGCTCAGCCTCAGTCCTCATCCGTTCCTCCACCCATCGGCTTTGGCAATTCGGCGCCCCGCAAGGTGGATGTCCCGCCGGATAGCACCGGTCGCAATCCCACCCCACCTCACTTCCGCTCCAGCAGGGTGATGTCGGTCATTCCCGCTCCCTCACCGGCGCCACACACCACGCTCGCAATCCAGCGCTCTCCCGAGCCCGCTGGCGGCCGAAGCTCCCACGTCTCGATCAATCCCCTCGCCGGGAGCGCGCCCCCTCTCAGCGCCGCCCGCAGCAGCTCCTGAAGCCCATGCTTCAGCAAAGCCCGCTCGCGCGAACCCTCCATCTCAGGCGGAACAATCATCGGGTCAGTCATGGGATTCCCAATCAATCGAGTGGCCTTCGTCTTCTTCGATTTCCTTGCGGACACAGCGTCGGCATATCTTGCCCGGTTCGTCCTCCTTCAGCCCCTCGCCGCACCGCTCGCAAAAACGCAGAGGCTCGGTCATCTTTTCCCACGCCGCGATCTCCGCAAGCTCCAAAGCCGTAAGGTCGCCAAACCTCGTCAGCCGATCCATCAGGACCGTCGCGTAGTTGCCCCGCCTCGCGTGTCTCAGATTCGCCAAGAGGCAGCGCCAAAGCCCTTCATGGGTCGCCTCAAAGCGCTGGCGCCGCTTCATCTGCAAGGCCTCATCCGGCCATAGCTCGACGTTGTCTGGAATGACGTTCTCTCGCAGCCTCGACCAGATGCGGCTTACAATCCGCACGTCCCGCAGCGTCTCCCACTGCTTGGCGTAGCGCTTTTGAAAGTCCAACGCTCCGCTCGGCCTCACCCAGAAACAATCGATGAAACGCCGCTCCTCCCCGTCCCTGATCAGGACGCTGACAACAGGGTCGGTGTATTTGGCCCCCTCCCCCGGTCGTCGCACACGAAACGTCGCGCACGGTTCATCTTTCCCTCGCTCGAAAACAGCAATCGCCTTTCCGGCCTTGCCCTTGCCTTTCTTGCTCTCAATCGATGTTCCGTACAGATAGTCGTGAGCTTCCTTGGCGCTCGCAAACGCCCGCTCTTCACCAGCCAGACCAATCATCGCCGCCTCTCACTTACACGATCTGCAATAGCAAACCCAATCAGCCATCGGCGTCAATCCCTCCCGTTGAAAGCGCCTTCGCCCCTCCATCTCCCGATTTCCCCACAGTGCTCCTTGCAAGACGCACTTACACTGGTTCAACCATAGTGCTGGTTGCGTGTGTCTTATAAGGACACACAACGCAATACCGTTAGCACTCTACGACTCAGTGCTCCTCGTGCGCGCGTAAGATGCACCGTGTTTCTCTAAAGAGAAACGTGCCTACCGCACGTAAATGTCCCTCCATACGTCCCCCCTAATGTCCAAATGTCGATACCTCGCTCGCCTCTTCTCCACCCGTCCCTCCTCGCTCTCGCTTCGTCGGTCCTCTGTCAAAGAGGCGGCTCAGCTTCTCCAGATCATGCTAACGATTGCAGGGGGTTAGCATCCCCGGCGCCTGTTGAGCTACGGTGTTTCCGAACCTCGGCTATCCCGAACCGAACAGGCGCGGCGCCTTCCGCTGATCGTACGACTGCGCGCTCGAGCGATCACTCGTGTAGCTGCGCCTCGAGACTCCAGCAAATCCGAGCGACTCCGAGCGTAATGGTGCTGTAGCGCCATGACATGAGGGAGCGCCATTACAGGCCGGGATCGCGCCTGACCTAATAGGGCGCCGCCAGTGGGCTGGAAGGGTGGTGGGGGGGGCTCGCCCACCAAGATTGACATTGACAGCACGTCAATTATGAATCTCTCTTCTCCCCAAACTATCTGTACAAAAAAATTCTGTGTGAGAAGCCATTTCCGCGACTTCTGCCATTTCCGCGACTTCTGCACATGATCTGCGTTCTCGACACTTTCCATGACTTCCGCTAAGAGGACGGGAAGCTGCGGAGGCTGCGGAAAATGACGCGGGAGGATGGGAACGGGGTTAACGGGCTTGATCTGATACCTGTTGCGCGGGCGATTGAGATGTTGCGGGCGTGGAAGGCTGGGGTGATTGATCCCGAGCGGGCGGTTGATATTTTGAGTCGTCTTCCCCAGCCTGATGTTGTGGCGTTGATTTTGGCGGCGGAGCGGAAGCTTGGGCGGAGGAATCGGGACCGCTTGCGGAAGGCGGGCAAGGTTGCATAGACTGCAAGGATGAGGATTGATTGGGTTGAGTGGCGTGAACTATTACAATGAAAACGATCCATTCGCTGCGGCGTGGCTGCGCGAACTCATCAAGGCGGATCTGATACCGGATGGCGAGGTCGACGAGAGATCAATCACGGATGTCAGATCCGCCGACCTTCGATCTTTTCGGCAATGCCATTTCTTCGCCGGGATTGGCGGCTGGCCCTACGCCCTTGAGCTTGCTGGATGGCCCGCGGATCGTCCCATCGCCACCGGCTCCTGTCCCTGCCAACCCTTCTCTGTGGCGGGACAAGGAAAGGCGGATAACGACCAACGAGACCTCTGGCCCGCTTTTTTCAACCTCATCTCCGAGTGCGGATTTCCAGCGGTTGTTGGCGAGCAGGTTGCGGGCAAGCTTGGATATCAATGGCTCGCCGGAGTTCGATCTCAACTGGAGGGAGCAGGATATCGGGTTGGGGCCGCCTGTCTGCCGGCTTGCGCCGTCGGCGCGCCGCACCGCCGCGAGCGGCTGTTCTGGGTGGCCCACGCAGAATGGGAACAACGAGGCGGGGAACAACGATTTCTCGCGGAAGGTGGTTGCGATAGCGAGCGCATGGAGCACGCCACGAGCGAGCGACGGGGAGAAGGGTGGCCCCAACATGAAGTTCGGAGCGGGCGGGACGCCGCTGCCGGCACAGGCGGCGAGCGCGTGGCGGACACCGAACGCGTACACGGACCCGGAGAAAGCGGCGAAGCGTCAGGAAACCGGGCATCAACTGAACCTGTCGGAACAGGTCTTGATGGCGTGGGCGACGCCGAGGGTGGGCGAGACTTGCGACCGGACATCAAGGTCGGGGTATTTCGAGGGACTGAGCAATCAGGCGCGGGCGGCTTCTGGTCCGACGCCGTCTGGCTCGCCGGAGCGGACGGAAAAACGCGGCGCGTTCCGCGGGGTCTTGAACGCCGTGTTCGTAGGCTGGTTGATGAACTTTCCCCCGGAGTGGATCTTGGCTGGTTTGGCCGTGAAGGCGAAACGGTCCCGCTCCTCGTTGAAGGAATGCCGAACAGAGTCGGATTGCTGAGAGGATATGGAAATTCTTTGGTGCCTCAACTTGCCGCTCAATTTATAGGGGCTTTTTTGGATGCGTAATCCATATAGACGGATAGTGGTAAACGGTAGGCATATAGATGAACACCGCTATATTATGGAGTGTCATTTGGGCCGACGTCTGACGCGATTTGAGTTTGTTCACCATATCAATGGCGACAAGAAAGATAATCGACTTGAGAACTTGCTTCTTGTCTCTCCAAAAGAACATGCACACGAACACGGTCAGCAGAAGCATCCTTTAACGAAAGCCTGTCTGGTTTGCGGCGCGATGTTCACGCCTCATCCAACGAAGCGGGCGAGAGCGAAAACGTGTTCACAACAATGCCGACTAACTTTGGTTTCCTCGCGTCTCAGGCATCCTGACAAGCCGCGCTCTCTTTATCGGGAAGGCGCATATCCGTGTGAGGTTGCAAAGCGTGTCCCGCAAGTCGCGGCGGCCTTCGTAAGGGCCGCTCTAGGAGACGAGTGATGAGCTGGCGGATCTGTTGAAGGCGAAGGTGGAAGGACCGGCGGATGGGTGACGATGGGGTTGAGGGTCCGCAGCCTGAGCGTTCGTCGGACGGGCGGTTTCGTTCGCCTTTGAGCGAGGAGAACCGTTTGCGGGTTGAGTTGGGTCTGGAGCCGATGGGGGGGGTGAGGCCGGGGGCGGGGCGGAAGGTGGGGAAGGGGAACCCGCCGCGGCCGAAGACCGAGTACGACCGTTTGAAGGGGGTTGCGGCGGAGGTGGCGAAGGACGAGCGGGATCTGAAGCGGGCTCGGAGGATTTTGGCTTTGCGGGACGATCACGGGGAGGCGCGGAAGAAGGCGCAAGAGATGGTGAGGACGGTCGAGAGGTTGAGCGGCAACGGTTTGGACCCGAAGGGGATCTCGGCTTTGACGGGGATCAAGCCTGACCGGCTCTACCGGAAGTACAGGGATGCGATGATCCGAGGGAAGGCGACGCGGTTGTCGGATCTGGCCGAGATGGGGTTTCTGGTGGCGATGGGTGGGCCTGAGAGGGACTGGCGGCGGGCGGATGCGACGCAGATCCGGTTTGAACTTGAGAGAAGAGGCGGGGACGAGTGGGCGCCGCCTTCTCAGAAGGTTCAGGTGACGCAGGATTTATCGAGGCTGTCGATGGAGGAATTGATGGCCTTGGAGCGGGTGGCGGCGAAGTTGCAGGGTGTGGATACGGGGGCGCGGGTGATGATCGAGGATTTGCGGGGAGGGGATTTGGCGAAGGACGTGACGCCTTCGGTGGTTCCGTCGCCGGTTGAGGAGGCGGAAGCGCAGTCTGGCGCGGAGCCGGGGGATGAGAATGCGACCCCTTAAGATTGGGCCGGAGGAGCAGAAGCTGATCGCGGATCTGAAGGCGTTTGCAGCGGCGAACCCGATTGATGCCCGACGCCAATGCTCAAAAGGGAGAAAGACAATGGTTGAGATGTGCATGAAGGTTCGGCGTATCGAGGCGGTGGCGCGATACCCTGGTCATTGCGACGAGAAGGCGCGCGAACCGTTCGTTCGCGTCTACAACAACTGCGTTGACAGGATCGCGTTGCAAATCCGAGGCGAGAAGCGATACGCGCACGCTGATCTGGCGTATGGCGAGGTCGAGAACTTGATTCAGGCGCTGCTTGATGCGGCGAATGCGATGTGTGACCGTCCCGACTACGCCAAAGGCAAGAAGCTCACGGTCGGACATGCTTGGTTGCCTGACGTTGTCGATCTCGGGCTGCCGCCCGAGATTTCGTGATCGCCAACGCATGACCGCCGCCGCCCTCGCCTCTTGGCGCGCTCGCCTTGGCCTTACCGCGAAAGCGGCGGCCGAGGCGCTAGGGGCCGCATCCGGCGGCGGTCAACACGATCTTGGAGGCGTTCGGCATGGGCGATTTCCGCACGACGCCGAGCAAGGTGTGGCAAGAGGACATCCCGACCGGCTTCGCCGTCAACGTGGTTCAGGAGGAGGCCGCGGGAGAGCCTGATGCCGGTTGATGCGTGTTTCATCGAGGCGGCGTGGTGGTTCTTCGCGCAGCATAAAGTGAAGGGCGCGGTCGGCCGTCACCGGCAGGCGTTGGCGGAGAGGTTGCAGGCGGCGGCGGAGGAATGGCTGGAGGAGAACCGCGCTGACGCGCTGATCGAGCGGATGGAGGCGGAGGTGAAGAATGAGGCGGGCTGACGTCGTCGTCGGGGTGACGCTCGCGGTCAATCTCGGGCTTCTGATCGCCAATGGCGTGAGCCTCTTCAATAACAAGTTCTCGAGCGCGAAGCTTCAGGGGTTGATCGATCAGGAGGAAGGGCTGATCGCCGGGACGCGGAAGGATCAGGCTGAGACGCAAGGGGCTCTGGCCGACGTCATCACGTTGCGGGCCCGCTGGCGGGATCAATTCTGTCGTCTGGTTCATGCCGGAGTGACGATCTGGGTCGACGGCGAAAGCGACGGGCTCGCCGACTGCAAGGGATGGAGGAAGTTGTGAGCTTTGGCGTCGCCTTGAGGCCAGAGGGCGCGCTCGATCTCATGGTCGAGGAGCTTGTCTGCCCCGAGCACGGGATCTTGATGAACTACCCGGTGAAGCGGGGCGACGGCTCGGGAGTGTGGATGTGCCCGAAGTGCGTGCGGCGCGCGACGTCGTCGAGGGAGATTGACGCCGGATATGCGCGGGTGTTCGGTGGCGCCCATGACCAGCCCGGCGGAGATTCCTTACGCGAGGATCGCGCAGGAGATCCGCGAGCGGATGAACCTAGGCGAGGCCATCGCCACCAACCGCACGGTCGAAGCGGTTCGGGAGAGGTGTAAGAGGTCGCTCGCCGCCTTCGTGCAGGAGGCGTGGCACGTTCTCGAGCCGGGCAACCGATACATTCATACTTGGTTGGTCGATTCAATGTGCGAGCATCTTGAGGCGGTGACCGCAGGGATGCTGACACGGCTCCTAATCAACGTGCCGCCGGGTTCGATGAAGAGCCTCCTCGTCTCGGTTATGTGGCCTGCGTGGGAATGGGGGCCGAAGGGGCTGACTCAGCATCGCTTTATTTCAACATCGTTCGCCGAGAGCGCGGTTGTGCGTGATACGCGCAAGATGCGGACGCTCGTGTCCAGCGAATGGTACAGGAAGCACTGGCCCCATGTCGTCCTGACGCGGACGGGCGAGCTATCGTTTGAGAATTCGATGATGGGCGCAAGAGATGGCGTCGCCTTCGGCAGTCTTACCAGCCGCCGGGGGGATCGCCTGATCCTCGATGACCCGCACAGTGTCGAAAAAGCGGAAAGCCAGCTCGATCGCGAGCGTGCAGTCCGCCGATTCCGCGAAGGCGCGGTCAATCGCCTCAACAATCAGGCGAAGAGTGCGATCGTTGTCATCATGCAACGGCTTCACGAATGCCTTTTGCCGGGAACGCTTGTTCGGACGCCGTCTGGTGAGACGGCGATTGAGGCGGTCGCTAGAGGTGATCTGGTTTATGGCTCGGCGGGTTGGACCCCGGTGTTGACGACGGCTCGGCATTCCTACGCTGATCTGGCCTATGGGGTGACGATGTACTGCCATCCGGCCCAGTGTTGGACGACAAGGGAGCATCTTTATTTAGCGGATCGTGGCTGGGTTCGGGCGGATGCACTCACCTGCGGCGATTGGGTATTTTTACCTGCGCCGGGAAGCGCGAGCGAAATTGAGTGGGAAGATCCGCGCTGGGCGCCTCCGCCGGGTAGAACGGGGACTTTCACCGGGAAGAAAATATCTCTTGGGGCGGCTTCTGCGGTTGATGGGGAGATATTGGCGGCGCAGGCGGCGCGCGGATTGAGCAACAGCGAGATCGCCGCTTTGTTCGGGGTTCACCGCAATACGATCCAATGTCACATGAATTACTACGGCGTCGCTCGCATGAAGGATCGGAATCCGGTTTTTGGGCGCGAGCATTTATCTGACCCTGATTTTTGGCGATGCGTCGGCTATTGGATGGCCGAGGGTTCGTTCATTTCGGGTCGCAATGGTCAGAAGGTGGGCGTCAGACTGACCTTTGGGGAGCGAGAGCGGGAATTTGTCGATGATGTGACGTCTGTTCTTGGGCGTTACGGAATCCGGCCGACGATGGCGATCAAGAAAAGCGTGCTTGAGCCGCAGTTTCACTGCTCGCAGCTTGCGCGATGGTTTTATCGGCATTTCGGCTCTGGCGCTCATCACAAGCATTTGCCGGAATTTGTTTTTGGCTTGGCGCCGGAATGCCGTGAACAGCTTCTTGAGGGATGGCTCCGTGGCGACGGCGGAATGAGGGGTAAGGAGCGAGGCGGAACCAGCGTCAGTCATGCGCTGATTCACGATCTTCAACGCTTGTGCCTTGGACTTGGCTATAACGCGCGCATCCATCCATCCTATGCCGGTCCGCGCGATCTGATGATCGATGGGCGCCTCTGCCGCACATCGGGCGCCCAGCGCGAACTGCGGATCGTTCGAACGGATGATCAGCGGTCCAAAATGCGCCTTGGATCAGATGGATGGTGGGTCAGGGTGAGGAAGATCGAAACGAAGCCGTATATTGGGCCGGTTTACGACATCAAGACCGGCAGCGGCGATTTTGTCGTGGGCAACGCGACTGTCCATAACAGCGACATTTCCGGTGAGATCCTCGAGCATATGCCCGACTATACCGCGCTTGTCCTGCCGATGGAGTACGAGGCCTCGCGCCATTGCGAGACCGAGATCGGCTTTTCCGATCCGCGTAAATTCGAAGGCGAACTTCTCGCGCCTGAGCGCTGGGGCCCGGAGGTGATCGCCAACTTGAAGCGCGACATGCAAAAGTTTGCGTGGGCGGGGCAGTACATGCAGCGGCCTGCGCCGCGGGGCGGCGGCATCATCCCCTACGTCGGCTGGGAGCTATGGAGTAAGAAGGTCGCGCTTCAGTACGGGCGCAACGAATCGCAGTTTCCCGACTTCGACATTATTATAGGGAGCGTCGACACGGCCTATACCGAGAAGCAGGAGAACGACTTCTCGGCGATGACGGTGTGGGGCGTTTGGCAGGACATCCACAACCGGCCGCAAGTCATGCTGATGCAGGCGTGGCAGAAGCGGATGGCGTTCAATGCGCTCGCCGAGGAGATCGTCAAGACGGCGCGGAAGATGAAGTGCGACCGGGTTCTGATCGAGGCGCGGGGCTCGGGGATGAGCGTCATTCAGGAGCTGCGGCGCGTCTTCGTCGACGAGCGCTTCGCCATCGAACAGGTCAATCCGACCCATGTGACGGGCGACAAGATCGCGCGCGCCAACGCGATCAGCCATCTCTTCGGGGAAGAGGAGGACGGGATCTCGCCGCGAAGGCCCGGCGTCGTCTGGGCCCCGGCGGTGACACAGGTCAACGGGGCTGAATGGATGCGCGACTGGGCTGAGCTTTGCGCCGCGCAGTGCGCGTCGTTCCCCAAGGGCAAACATGATGATCTTGTGGATACTGTAGTACAGGCATTGAAATGGTTCAGGGATCGTGGAATATTAAGAAAGGCTAGCGAAACTGGGGCGGAGGAGATTGCGGAACTAATGCGTTCTCCAGTTGCTCCTCAATCTTTGTATCCAACATAGGTCTGGGAACTGGATTGAATGGATGGTACTGTTTTTTCGCACTGAGATATGAGATGTAAGCATCTGAGGCGAGATCGAATGTACCAAGATAGATAGCCTTGTAGTTAACTTGGATCACGGCACCAAAACGGCCGCCTGCTGTCCTATAAACGCCGGTTAAGCCTGTCTTGTTTGATCTGATGCAATTTTGTTGCTGAATATCGCGCGAGGATAAGCGAAGGTTGTCGATGCGATTATCGGCGCGATTCCCGTTGATGTGGTCGAGTTCGGTTGCTGGATCGAGGCCGTGGACGATTAGCCAAGCGAGGCGATGGGCGACGTAGTAGTTGCCTTTGATGCCGATGCGGATGTAGCCATCGTGGTTGATCGTCCCCGCTGCGGTTCCGGCATATCGCGCATCCCAAGGCGTTGCGCGGCCTCCCCGTTCTTTCCAAGAAAAAGAGCCAGTGTCACGGTCATAGTTGAGCAGGGCTCTGACAATTTCGATAGGGGGAAGCGGCTTGACCTTGATCGGCATGTTTGCCTTATAGCAGACAAGCTCTTGCAGTTGACACAAAAACGTTCGCCGGTCGCCCCGGCCGCGCTCTACCCGACCTGAACCGACTCGCTCCCGTCATGAAAACGTGCGAATTGTGACGGGCGCTCCCCAAGCCGCGTGAGGGGCTTCCTCCAAAATCAGGAGATTTCCCTATGGCAGGAAAGAAAATCGTCATCGTCGGCGAGGTCTACGACCCGACGCTTGGCATCGGAGGCGGGCCGATCATCCCGCCCGAAGGCGGGGCCGAGCCTCCGCTGGGAATCTGGGGCCCGACCGATCCGAGGCCGACCCCGCCCATTTACATCCCGGTGCCGCCGCCACCGGAAAGCGGATTGTCGCCCGAGCATCCGATCTTCATTCCGGTTTACCCGGCTCATCCCATCGTGATCCCAGTGCCGCCGCAGCCCCCAAGCGGCGGGGGCGAGCATCCCGAGCATCCGATCCCGCCTGTGGTGTGGCCGCCGATGCCGCCCAAGCCTCCTCTGGGAATCTGGGGTCCGACCGATCCGAGGCCGACGCCGCCGATCCACCTTCCTCCGGTGCATGCCCAGCCGCCGATCTACATCCCCATCATTCCGCCGGAAGGCGGCGGCGAACCGGGAACTCCCGCGCATCCGATCTACATGCCGGTGTACCCGAGTCATCCCATCGTGCTTCCGCCGGATGAAGAAGAGCCGCCCAAGCCGCCGCCGGGCATGATCAACCCGCCGACCGGATTGCCGGGGTTCTGGGGCTACTCGATGTACTATGACAGCTACGTCTTCGTTCCCTACGCTGGGAGCGGCGTCGGGCCGAACCCGCCGAGCGGCGGGCGTCGTTCTAAGTAAAATAAGAGGAGGGCGACCGTGGCCATCGGTCGCCCTCCCTCCCTGCTTAAGCGCGGCTGTTCGCGACGTCGTCCCGGGAGCCACCCGTTTGCCCACATTCTGAGAAGGTCGTGGGCGATTCCCTTATAGCGCCATCTTGCAGTTCATGCAAGAGTGGCGAATCATGCTGTTTTCGCCCCAATGGCACTTCAATCAGCGCCTGCGCCAGCTCGCCCGAGAATTGATGTCGTTCCGCGCCGACGGGCGCCCGACCTTCACGCCCGATCAGGCGATCGACCTCTATGGGCGCTATAAGGCGCGCTCGCGGGCGATCGAGCTGGACGAGGCCCATGAGCTGATCTTCGACGCTGAGGAGTTCATCGAGGAGATGTTCGGGCCAGAGGGCATGCCGGGCCACTCACCAGTCATTGTTGCGTCGTCTGCAACATGATAGGAAAGAGCGCGTGGGCCTTTCACGCAACAAGGAGAGCATGATGGCGAAGCATCCCGCCGGGACCGCGCACGAAGAGGCGGCCGAGCACCACAGGGCCGCAGCCGAGCACCACGACAACGCCGCCGAAGCCCATCACGGGGACAAGCACGACGACGCCCAAGTCCACGCCGAGAACGCCCAGAGGCACGCCGAAAACGCAGCCGCGGCCACAGCGTCCGCGTCAGGTCAGACCAAGACCGCGAGCCCTGCGAAATGAAAAATGGCGGCC